ATGCCTTATGATGTAGGCGATACCCTGATGATCCCCAAGCGTCATCTCTTTTTCCTTGGCGATGACATTGAAGTGGGACAGGTCTTCAAGGCTACCGACCTAGGCGACATCGAGGATAATGACGGCAACGCCATTACGTTCGTGTCTTACCACCTGGTGGTCGATGAAGTCCTTGAAGAATCATGTCGCTGCAGGGTGATCGAGTGATCCGCTGCATCGTAGCCGGTGGCCGCGACTTCGATGACTGGCCACTGATGAAGCGCAAGCTCGACGCGATTTTCGCCAACCAGGAGATGGTCGAGATCGTGAGCGGTGGGGCGGCCGGTGCTGACTCCCTGGGTGAACGATATGCCGAGGAGCGAGGGTGGCCGATCCGGCGTTTCCCTGCTGACTGGCAGAACCTGGGGCGACGAGCCGGCCGCTCCGCAACGCGCAGATGGCCGCCTATGCCACGCACCTGGTCGCGTTCCCGGGAGGGAAGGGCACTGCTGACATGCTGTGCCAGGCTCAAGAGAGCGGCTGACGATACGACAGATCAGGAAGTAGGCCGGCGCAACAGGATGGCCGGAGGGCGAGGGAAAACGTCCCATTGCTTGAATTTTGGAGATTGTCATGCAGCGTTCTTTTGGAGGCTTTTCCCTCCGCTCGAAGTACGCCTGACCCTTGAGGCGATGAAAGAGTTCATGAACGAAGCTAGCCTTTGCCGATCGGTTGTGGAGCCCAAAGTGGCTGCACTAGTTAAAGACACAGAGAAGACGGTCTATTCCGTTCGCATTGACCGAATGAAGCCAGACCATTTGGCCATTGATTTTGATTACCAATGTCTTGGGGGATGAGCTCGGCAGCGGGGCCCATCATACTCACCGTGGCATCCTCAGCATGGTCGGCACGGATATGCGGAATCTTTGGAACGCTGCACAAAAAGATTGGTTGATCGCGGTTTCTGACCAAGCCGAGGCAGATAGCGACAACGCGTGGCTCCGTGATCAGATAAATAGTGCAGGATAGCCTATGCCCACCCAGCCCCACACATACCCACCCCGCACCCTGACACCCGAGCAGATCGTCGAGCGGCTCCGGCAGCGGCCATATGATCGGACATTCTCAGGAGATTATAAATGCACAATGAAAAAGAAATAAATCAACTGCTGACTAATGAGGCATTAAGGTGCCGGCTAGCATATGAAGTTTTCATTAGAATCTTAGAAAAAGAAATATCAAGTGACTTACAGGGAGAAAGTGTTGCATGGGCATTGATTCAGGATAGGTATGTTGCATGGATCTCCCATCTTTATGAGTTTCTGAAAGCATGCTACGCGAAAGATATGTCGACGCATGTTGATAAAATAGATGAAGAAATTTGCAAGCGCCATGGCGTGAATAAGCGCGATACTATAAATTTATTGATTCTAGAATTGATGAGTATGGAATGTTGGCAGTTGAAACCGTTGGAAGATACGACTTGGACAGAGAAGTCGTTTTTTCTAAAGGGTTTGGCGAGTCAATGAGGAAAATTAGAAACAAGCATCATGCACACCTTAGCAGTGAGCAAATAAAACTCGACTGGACAAGATGTTTTTCAGAGAATCATTACTATACAGCTTTTTGTTGCTACAAAGGAAATGCCCTCCGTTTCGCTAACTTTGACGAGATACCTGAATCTAACGTAGAAACGATAAATCGGCTTCGTGAGCAAATACTAAGCATACCTGATAATAGAGAGTGACGCGACATGCCATCCTTGGCGACGGCGCTCATCCTGAGCGCGCATGCTGTGGACGTCACCCCAGCTTCAGCATAGCCCACCCTCGGCGAGCTGCTGTGCGAGATACGCGGCTCGGCGTGTACGAGATCGCCATCACGACCCGCCAAGACCCGAGCCGGCCCAGAGGGTGGGCGTGATCATGGCCCCTGCCCATCGTCCACTTGTCGCTACACCTGATAGTAGATGTTGATGGACCGGGCTGCTGGACCAAGCCCAGCGACGAACCAGAAGGTGGGGTCATGCGGCGAGCACAAGGCGCCGATAGCCTCAATCGTCCAGATCGATGTCACCTTCGTCTGTTGCCGCTCCAGTAGCAGCACCTGCACCCGCGCCGATAACAGCTCCTTGAGAAACATCACCGCCCGTTACAGCAGCCGCTGCGCCGCCCACAGCAGCTCCCACGCCTGCGCCGCTTAGCGCGCGTTCACCTGTCGTCGTACCGCAGGCAGAAAGTCCTAAGGCCAGCAAGACAACAAGCAAACCGTGTTCAGTACACGCATAAGGTTCTCCGATAGAAGAATGATGTACCTATCATGGTAGCAAGCCAAGCTGGCCGTTCCCTGTGGCAAGACAGCGACACCCAGTGGCAATCGTATGCAGCCCCGCCCCTTCCCAGGGCAGGAGCATATTCCTTGCTATGGTACGGAAAAGGACCAAAGGAGAGGTTTCAATGAAGAACGCCATGAGAATCACATCAACCATCATGCTGCTAGGCGCACTGACGGGGTGTGTTGCCTATGGTGATGGCTATGGAGGGTACGGCGGAGGCGGCTACCATCGCTCAGGCTCATCGGTGCCCAGGGCCATCTGCCGCCTCCAGGGGAATGCCGGATCTGGTACCCGGACCGCCCTGCCGGCCAGCAACCACCACCTGGTCCCTGCCATAAGTTGCGCTACGAGGTACCGCCTGGCGCGCGGTTGATCTCGGGATAATAAAAGGGGCCGTCCCTGGCCGCGCCCATCCTTGGGTACAGCATTTGCCATCCATGGCGCCCCATGCTGGCGGGGGCTACAGGAATGCAGCACGCCGCAGAGTACACCTAAGGAACTAAGGCGGATGTATAAGGTAAGAGACACAATGTGCACGTAATAGGGAAAGAAAAGCCCGCCACGAGACGGCGGGCGCGATACTGCAGATAATAAAGGGGTATAGGAGGTAAGCAGGGGCGGCCATCCTTGGCCTGGAGCTGCCTGAGATCGTCGTGACGCAATCTACCGTCCTTGGTGGCGACACTCATCCATAAGCGCCGCATGCTGTGGGCGTCACACCCTGAGCATAGCCTTCACTCGGGGTGCTGCTGTAAGAGATCGCCAACAATCAGTGTACGAGATCGCCGTCACGCCCCTGCGATGATCCCGAAACGATCCGGGGGTGTGCACGTGATCGTGCCACCCTGGCCGTCCGGCACCTCTCGCGGCGTCCGGTCATAGACGCTGTCGTACTTGGCCAGGCGCTCTGGATCGTCAAACACCTGAGCGTAGACCGCATCCGCTGTTCCTTCACCGACGTACTCGGCCTCGGCCAGCATCTCGACGCTGGACAGGCCGCGCCACGCTCCGACTTGGTGCTCGCGCAGCCGCACATAGGTCATAGCCGCGCCCCCTTGTCGGATCAGCGGCGTGTGGGCCAGATTGACAATCTCCGGCGGCTCGATGGCCTCACCAGTGTCAGTCCGCTGCTTGAGGTACTCGGGGTGGTACATCTGGAGATCCTGCAGCAGAGCTGGGAAGTCCGGGATATAGAGAATCGCGTCGATCATTGCAGGGCCTCCAGATCAGCCAGGTTCATCATGAACGGGTAGTAATGCACCCGTCGGATATAGCCATTGATCACATCGGTGGCGCTCGTGTGCTGCGTTCCGAGCGTCATGCGCGTCACTTCCAGGTACTTATTGCTAATCGCACCGGGAGAACGTGAATTGGCCCCGTTGTCGATGGTCACGTGCATCGGTCCGGCTTCCTCGTAGCTCAAGGCGTACCGGGTCACACCAGGATGGAGGTCCAGGTTGTAGGAGTTCCCATTGAATGAATTGCCCTCTGGTGTCGTCACATAAATTTGCCCCTCCTTTGACAACACCATGCGCTCATTGCCTCGACCCGCCCCCAGGGTAAGGACGTTATCGCTTGAATCTCCTCCTGCCTTAACTGACATCTCCACGAAGACTGACGCTTGGCGACGATTCTGCCAGCCGTCAGCGAGGACCCGAATATTGTCGGACTGCCGTGTTTCGGTAGAGCCGTTCGTCCAAATCGGCGAGGTGGGAGCGTTTCGTACCTCTAGCTGCCCCCAATAAACATCGATGCCGCTAGTGCCGTCGCCGGCGAAGGTCTTATTATCGTTACCGTCCATCACGAATACGTGAACGAAGGAGCCATTAGATGTGGCCGTTCCGGTAACCTCGCACCGATACCACCCACCAGGGAGAGGCACTATCTTGGCATAAGTCGTGTCAGGAGCTGTCCAAGTAACCGTTTCAGACCCGGCGTGGAATGTAGCCCCAACTGATCCACCAAAGCCATTCACCCTAATCTGTAGCTGTTCGTACCCCTGTGGTTTGAAGTGAAAGTAATATGAGATGTCAGCGTCGGTATTGTCAGGGTTGTTGGGCTGACGTACGAAGTGGTTACCTGACACAGTGGTGGGGATGATCCTATCGGGGTCGTGCCACTCTTACCTCCAGGAAAGGCATCCGCGCCACCGGGCCGGTCAACCTCGTTGGTGTTGACGCCCCAGTTATTGCATTCGGGGATCTCGTTTGTGGAAGCCGGCTCGTTGAGATGACCTAAAGGCTCTCCAGTGGTGGGGTCGTATTCATAAGCAATGGTGTCGGCTGGAATCTCCTCGAGCGTTCCTTGCGCCCCCCACACCCACTTAGTAGACCCCGATTGACGGATAGGATGCTATACGGGTCGATGCCGTGCTCGAGGCGACGAGCGCCCCGCATGTAGATCCGCTCCAGGAAATCCAGCATCAGCGACGGCACCGGCTTGTCGGTTTGCTGCTGGATCAGCCCGAGCAGTGCCGTCTCACGGGCATCGATGGTGCTGGCGGTTTCCGCCTGGGCAGCCAGTAGGTCGTTGGTGGCCTGGGCGATGCTGCCGCCTGAGTAGTTGCGCACCGCGTCGACGAGTGCCGTGTGGCGGTTTGCAGTTCGCTGATCTCGTCTTGCAGAGCGGGGTCGAGTTCGGCCATGGGTTACACTCCGAAATGATCGATGGCGTAGTTGACGTGACGGCGCATATCGGCGAGTTGGCCGGATACATCCGCCATTGCGTTGTTGAGCGCTTGCTGAGCGGCCTCGTAATCACTGCGGGCATCACCCAGCGCGGTTTGCTCGGCCTGAGCTTCGGCGGCGAGGTTTTGCAGCAACGTGATAGCCTCGGCATCTGTCATAAGGCCTCCAATAAAAACCCCGCCGAGGCGGGGTTGGTGATTCGTTTAGATGCGGGAGATCAGAGCGTCCATTTCGCATCGACGTGATTCGAAGATAAATGTCGCGTTCTGCCTATCACTGTATCGTTGTGTGTAACAATACCCGCGAAGCCGAAAGACGATACGAATATCTCCGTCGGTTTCTTTCAGCTTTATCGCTACTGTGGTGGAGGCGTTCACCCCCTCGGTTGCGATAGCCTCTGCACTGAATCCTCGGGCGCCATCCTCTCCGTGTATGATGACTGACTCTCTAACGAGATCACCGCCGTCATACACTAGGAGTTCCCCATCGAACTCAACTCTCGCTGTTGATCTATCAGAATCCTCTAGGAATGCTCTGACGTAGTACTGCAGATCAACATCCAGGTTAATGTATGCAGATGAGGACGGACCTCTTGCGTTTACCGTATAGGTTCTATCAATCAAATTGATGTAGGTCTGAGCGGAATCACCGTTGTACGGATTGGTCGCCCAGAATCTAATGCCATCAGGAACGCTTCTCCAATCTTCGATCAATGGGGCATTAGCGTCAGTTGTAGACTGCCCCCATACGTAATGGATAGTGTTGTTGCCACTGTACGCATCGGAGAAGGTGAATGACGGCGCAGCATTATTAACCGTCAATCCCTCTACATTCACGTTCCCGCTAAAATCCGATCCAGCAGGGGAGATATTTACCGCCCTGTCACCGTTGGGTTTGAATATCTGCACCCCCGATGAGCTGACGCGAGTCACCCCGTTATCTGCCCTGCGGATCGAGGCATAGGCAAATCTAGCTTGTCCTGTCTCGCCCCAAGGGGCACCGATATAGAGCCATGGAGTTGCATCAGCGGCATTAGCCGGCGCGGTCACCGTTTTGGATAATTCTTTCCAGTTGGTGTTGTTATCGGTAACGCTTTCCCAGCCTACGACGCTACCATTTGCATCTCTGAAGCGCAGACCAATACCAGCAGGCCATTCGCCCAATAGGCGTTACTGATGGTGTACAGGTTGAACTTATCACCGGAGAACATGGGTGACACTTCCTTCTTCAAACACCTGCCTATCAGTTAGCTCCAGGGCCCTCGTATATGGAACCGGGAACGATATTCCAGCAGGAGCAATGCCAACAATTTGGGACTGTGCTTCTCGCCAGGTCCCGCGGTCTCCGTCCTCCCAGTTTCTCTTGGTAATCAATTCATCCGAACCACCGCCGACTTCCAGAGCATCACTGAGCTGGAGGTAATCGGCTTTGATTCGACCATTGCTGTCGACGATAAAGTTGCCTGAACCGTCGGTAAGCTTGCCGAACGTCAACTGATCGATCAGAGCCTCGCGCAGCAACAGCGTACCGTTGTTGAATATGAACGGCACATCGGCGCTGGCCGGGTCGTCAGGGTCGGCAATAAACATCCGGTCCGCGATGATGCCGAATTCTGTCTCCTCGCCATCGTTCGCCAGCCCGACACTCGTCACCCGGCCATTGACGTCGAGACGCAGCGTCCACATCGCATTGATCCGGTCCGCCTGGGCATCGATGTTTGCCTGGGCCGTCTGCTCGACGCTCGCGATGTCCTTGCCGAGTTGGGTCTGGACAGTTTCGATGTTGCTGGCGAGCGCATTGTCGCCATCGACCGCGCCTGCTGTTCCTGAGCGACGGCTGCATCCAGGTCGTCGACACTCGCCTTGAGCTGGTCAGCACGCACGGCGAGCGCACTGTCCTCGTCGGTGCGCACTCGTTCTTCCGTGCTGATCGATGCCCGTCGGCTCGCCGTCTCGACGTTGATCGACTCGAACTGGATAGCCTCGATGGCCTCGCCTTCCTGCTGGAGGCGCTGGAGAGCGGAAATCGCGGCTGACTGTTGCTGATTGTTGAGCGACACCTGTTCCAGGGTGCGGGCCTGCGCCTCGTCCTCGGTGGCGCGGACCTCCGCCTCCTCGATGATCGAGGACTCGGTATCGCCGACACGGGCATCCATGCTGGAAAGGTCCGACGCCAGGGCCTCGTCAGCGCTAGCGCGTGTCTGACGCTCGCTAGCGAGTCCAGCCTCGACATCATCGGCGCGAGCCTCCAACGAGCTGGCCCGACTGGCCAGGGCTTCGTCCTTATCGGCCCGTACTTGCTGCTCGGTGGTGAGGCCGGATTCGACGCCCCCTACGCGAGAATCTATGTCCTGGATGTCACTGGCCATGGCCGAATCGGCACTGGCGCGGGTCTGTTGCTCCTCTGTCAGTCCTGACTCGACGTCCCCGACCCGGGCATCCATGTTCTGGAGGTCGGAAGCCAGCGCGTCGTCGCCATCGATGCGGGCCTGCTGCTCCTGCTGGAGAGCCGCCGTAATTTCCTGAATCTCGCCGGCGACGCGCTTGACGCGTACCGCGTCGATAATAACGCCGAGCCCGGCACCGGAGGTGTCGCCCCAGATTCGCAGGATGTCACGCGAGCCACTGGCGCCTTCCGGCACGGTGTAGGTGAACTCGAACACGTTCCACGTCGAGTCCGGCGTGAAATGCTGCCAGCCGGAATTGCCAGCTCCATCGGTCGAGTAGGCGACAGCGAACTCGGCAGCCGCATTGGTATCGGGCTGTCGTGCTGCGATGCTGATCGCAATCTCGAAGCCCTCGAATGCCTCGGTTGCTCCGGCCGGGATGCGTACATAGACGGCATTGTCTGTGCCCCACGGGTTAGGGGAGGTATCCGCCGAGGTCACCAAGCCGGATTGCAGGCCGACGTAGACGTTATCGGTCTCGGCGTTCAGCGTGGAGCCACCCGCGACCGCCCACTGATCGAAGTCGCTGCCGCTCTCGAAGCCCGAAGCGAACTGCGGCAGAGCATCGACCTTGGCGCTCAGCTCGCCGATCTGCGACGCGAGCGCACTGTCCTCGTCGGCCCGAGCCTGCTGTTCCGTCGTCAGTGCTGCATCCAGATCGCCAACGCTCGCCTCGAGGCTGTCGGCACGCATGGCCAGGGCGGAGTCGCCGTCAATGCGAACACGCTCCTCGGTCCGAATCGATGCGCGACGGTTGGCGGTCTCGGCGTTCAGCGCCTCATACATGATGGCGTCGAGGGCATCGCCTTCCTGCTGCACACGCTGCAATTCACCAATGCGCAGATCATGCTTGTCGCTGGTGTCCTGCAGGCCCTCGAGGCGCGTGGCCACGGACTCATCCTCGGTCCGACGTGCCTCGGCCTCCTCAACGATGGCGGTCTCCGCCTCGTCAAGCCGTTGGTCGAGGTCCGCATCGGCCGCCTCGAGATTGTTGCGGGTCGATTCCAGCGAGTTCTGGACACTGCTCACGCGACCATCGAGCCGGGCCGCCTCGTCGTCGAGATTGCCCTGGATGGTATCAGCCCGGTCATCCAGTCGCTCAGCCTCATCGGCCAGATCCTTCTGGGTCTGCGCAATCGAATCCTCGTTGATGCCGACCTGCTCGACCCGCTCGCGCAGCGCTGGATCGAGAACCCCTCATGGATCTCGCCAGAGATGTTGCTGATCACGGCGCTCGGATCGTTGCGGGTCGTCGCCTCGACAGCGGCGAAAGCCGACACTCGAGAGACGGTCCACTGCCGGACGTAGTAGTAATAGGTGGTGTCCGGCATCAGGTCGGTATCGACCAGCACGGCGCCGACACTCAGGCGCTGGGCGTTGGTTTCGACATCGCCTAGGGCCAAGGGAGCGGACGAGCGGAAGAACTCGTACTGAGCGCCGCTGTACAGCCCACGCGGAATCAGTGTGATCGAGAAATTCCCGCGCTGGACCTCGATGGACTGCGGCACCTGCACGGCCTGGCCGGTGACTGTCAGCGTGGCGGTCTGCGACCACACGGACGCCATGGAGCCGTTGAGCGCCCGGAGTTGGATCTCGTAGTCCAGCTCCTCATCGACATCGCGGATCGTCAGGTTGCCGGAGGTGGTGAACGGCCCGGCATGCTCCCACTCATCGCTACCCACGACGCGATAGCGCGCCTCAACCTGGAGGTTCGGCAGCCCGACCTGAGTATTGAACGCATACGCCACGCGAATCAGCGTGGTGAATGAGCCGTCCTGGTTATGCTGGGCCGCTGTCTCATCGCCGCGCACGCTGGTGATATGCGGCACCGGCGGACGCACGCGGTCCGGCGGGATCGGGTTGGTGATGCCCGGATCAAAGACCGGTGCCGTGGTGTAGTCGTAGATGTCCGGCGCGGCGTTGACCAGCGTCAGGTCAGCACCGAAGTCCTCGTTCGGCTCGATCCGGGTCACCTTGGCGTCGATGGACTCCTTGCCCATGACGCCGTAGATCACCAGGTCGCCCACCTCGACATCGATGCTGTCGACGGTGGTGAACGTATCGGTCTCGCCGATCTCGGCTCCGGTGACCTGGGTGGCGATCAACTTGGCCTTACCGGCCGCATCATCGACACCACGAACGGAGATGCCATAGGCCCGCTGCTCGGTGTATTCCAGTCGCTCGTCGAGCACGATGGTCGTGCCGCTGACCGATTTCACCCGCGCAGAGCCCAGGCCCACCAGGATGGCGTCGTATTGGTACAGCACGCGGTTGCCGCGCACGATGGCCAGGTTCTCCCAGTCCATGGACGCCTTGAACGTCTCGGGTCGGAGAATGGCTTGCCGAAGGTGGTAGTTGCCGTGGTCCCACGCTTCTTCGCTGGACGCCACGCCCTGGAGCTGAAAATCCTCGAAGCGGGTCGCGTTGCTCTCGTCGTAGCCATCGCGATAGACGATGCGCTCGGCGTCGGACCAGATGTCGGGATCGACGTACTTCACCCGGATACCGTGCGGCAGGTCTTTGTACTGGATGCTCGAGCTGAACCCGGACGCATTGCGCGGCGTGATGGCCTGCACGATGGGCGTGTTGGGATCGTCGAACACGATGCCGAACTTGCCGTCGCGGAACGCGAATGAGCCCTGGCCGGCGGCAGCGATAGAACGTGCACGATCGAGCACGGTTTCATCGCCGTCGTGGACGTGGTGGTACTCGAGGGGCGAGGCATGGGCGTCACAGAACGCCGCCCAGTTGACGATGTCCTCGAGGTGTAGGCGGCCGTCACCAATAGGATTGCCGACCTGCTGCCCGGTCATCGCATCAATGTAGGCCCAGCCGGGGTTGTTGGTGGCCTGCATCACCCAAGCAGACCCGTCCCACACGCGCAGCACAGCCTGGGTGCGGATACGGAGCTGATCGATCACACCATTGAGCTGGTCGGTGGCGCGGATGCGCAGCGCCATCAGCACATGGTTGCCGGTATAGGCCGGGCCGTCTTGAACCGAGCGCAGCACGGACCACTGGCAGTCGGTGTAGATCGCCTGGACGCCACCGTGGTACGACCGCACGCGGGTCACGCGCACGTCATACTGCCCCTTGGGCACGGCCCAGCGCTTATTGAGGCGCAGCGTATCCTTGGTGGGCCCTTTGATCAGCCAGGCATCATCCTGGACTGTCCACGCGCTTGTGCCAGCCTCGCGGTACTCGACCTTGAACTCGACCTGGGTGAGGCTATCGGTGCCGTTGTCGTTGACTGAGAAAAGCCCTGTGTGCCCACCAAATCAATGCTGATCTCTTTCGTGCCCGGGGCCGTGGTGCGAGTTGCGCTGTTGCCATCCGGCACCCAGGTATCGGCCTGCGGGTCTCCCTGGGCATTCAGCGCGACACCGACCTGCTCCTCGGCGATGTCCGGCGTCATCAACGTGAGCTGATCGGACATGCCGATCTCCCACTCGACGTCCTCGTAATCGCCCAGGTTGGTCTCGCCGATGGTGATGGCATCGCCGACATTAGCGTCCTTGAGCACGCTGTAGCCGTCGCCCACGCGGTGGCCCGCCACCTCCAGCGGCCCATAGCCGAGCACCAGTAGCATGCGCAGGAACTGGTCATTGCCGGCGATCTCGGTAACCGGGTTCGCCGCCAATTTCGGATACCAGCGCGGGTTGCCGTACACGCGAGGCACGACGCCGTATTTGTCGATCTGGTTGCGCGTGCCGGTGATGGAGTTACGGACGTTGGGGGATGTCGGGGACTTCTCGCTCGGCATCTCCGGCGGGATCAAAGCATTGACGGCCAGAGTGCCAGCTACGGTAACCGCTGCAGAGGTCGCCGCTGACGCCGCAGCAAATGCTGCCGTTCCTTTGGTGAACCCCATTGCAGCCGCAGCAGCGCCACCAGTATAGGCGGACGCCACGGCAACCGCGATCATCGCAATGGCGCGCCCAATACCGTCATCCTCGGGCGTACCGGTAATCAGCACCTGCGCATCGGCGGGCAGCGGCTCGGCCCAACGCTCACGCGGAATCACCTCGCCTTCGATCTGCGCCCGCACGCTCTCCGGCATGTCACCCAGGACAGCGGACAGACTGGTGCCGTCAGGAATCTCGGCGGTATAGAGGTCAGAGCGAACCGGGCTCGGGCGGGCAACAAGCGTGGTCATAGCGATAAAATCCCTCGATGCGGGAGCGCCACTGGGCGGCGCGGTAACTCTCGATACAGGCGTCTTTATGACGGGTGGTGTGCAGCATGTGACCACCACCGATGACGAGGCCGATGTGGTTGGGCTTGCCGTCGACGTTGAACATCACCACGTCCCACGGCTCGGGGTCGGTGACCTCGTGCCACTCGGAGCGGGCAGCGACCATCAGCCGGGACGTGTCGTCGGTCAGCGTGTCGGCGTAGCCGGTGTGCAGGGGAAGCTCGATGCCGAGTCGGTCGGCGTAGACGCGCCGAATGATGCCCAGCAGTCGTAACGCGGCCCCGGCCAGCCGACTCAAACGGCAGGCCGATGTACTCGGTGACGTCGATCATCGGAATAGGCCAGGTGCGGTGCCGGGATTGAGGATGTCTTGGGTCGCCGGCTCATTGAGAACGTCGAACGCGTGGCTGATCTGGAGCGACGCCGTCTCGGTGTCGATGTCAGCGCTCATCAGGTACATGCCCGGGATATGCATCTCGCGAGTGACGGTGCCGGCTTTCCAGCGCACGACTTGAATGTCGACGCCGGCCAGGCCCTGAATCCGGCGCAGCACCTCGGCCAGCCGGCGGTCCACGTTGCTCACCTTCACCGTGGCCACGGCCTCGCGCTCCTCGTCCTCGGCAGGTGGCGTGAACTTGAACGGGAACGCCTCGTAGAGCTGTCCGTCGTAAGTGATCGCCTCGGTGTTGTTCACCAAGCGCAGGGGCTCGGACAGACTCGGATGCGAGAACGTCAGAAGGGCGAACACCGCCGCATCGGTGTTCTGCGCGAACATGTCACGCAGCCCCTCGGCGCTGATCTGGCGAATTGACATAGGGGCTCCAGAAACAAGAAGCCCCGCTCGAGGCGGGGCATGGATAGGCGTTCAGGCTGGGCAAATGCCCAGTTGATGGCATCGGGCAGCCGGGCGAGGCTCAGGGCTCACACATCGCTAATGGAGTGAGATATGTCAGAGTGCTATGTGGGTAAATGGAAGCTGACAGGCCTCCATGCCTACCCAGAAAGAGGGCATCTACAAGTAGAATTTATCGCAGGAGATAGCACTGGCATCACCGCAAGGCCAGACCTTCCAGATAACTTCCGAGAACTAACTATCCAGCAGCTCGCAGAAATCGGCGCTGAGCAAGCCAAAGAAGACATCTGACAGGTCGCCCCAGGTTAACGCCTGGGGCTTTGAATCATTGACTCAAGCCGAGCAACTTCGCCACGAAGCTTGCTTTCCAGTTCATCCACCCTCGACCTCAAATCCGAACCATCCGCCTCTTCGGCATCGATTCTGGCCTCCAGCGAGCGGGCTCGGCTGGCCAGGGCACTATCGCCATCGGAGCGAGCCAGCTGTTCAGTTTCCAGCGCTGATTCGGCATCACCCAAGCGAGATTCCAACGCCGAAAGGTCGCTCGCAAGCGCGCTGTCCGCTTCGGCACGAGCCTTGGCCTCGGTGCTGATCTGGTCGAACCGGATGGCGTCTGGAGTATCGTCGCTGTCTTGGCGCTTCCCGAGACCCAACACCTCGACCATATAGGCCGAGATCACCAGGTTGCCGTCACTGTCGAATGCGAAGGGTGCTTGCATGGTTCACCTCATAGGCAATAAAAAACCCGCCGAAGCGGGTTGTGGTGGCTGTGTTCGCCTTACGGCTGGATCTCGAGGGTCATGGAGAGGCGCCAATAGCTCGAACCGCTCCCGATAGGGGAGAGCTGATAGGGCTCGTCGCCGGTTATCATCACCGACTGGATGGTGTCCGTCCGCGGATTCGGCCAGTCGAAGGGCAGGGCGCCGGCGCCGATGTCGGCATCGAACCAGGCTTCGAATGTGTCCGCTTGGACCTTGGTCAGGTTGTATGCCACCGGGATGGTGCGCGTGCTTGCCGTGGAGCGTCGCCGCGTCTTGGGCGGGCCGACGGCCATCTGAGAGCGAAGCACCTGGCTGGCCGGGGTCTCGGTATAGTCCGACGCCAGCGGTCGCTGAGGCAGCGATGCGGGCCATGTGGGCATGGTTGCTTTCCTGTCATCTATGGCTGATAGGCTGACCACTCAACTCATCGCACCAAGAGGTCAGCATGGATATTGATTTTGGCGGCACGGTTGAAGGCTCAGATAAAGTTCTTACTCGCTTCCAGATGAACGAAGACACGGAAGAGGGGCTTTTCCAGTGCATCGAGATCGATGTATGGGTTCCTGACATCGACTCACTCTCTGAGCGGCAACGCCACACCAAGCAGGAAGCGCTTGAAATGCTCCGCCGGGCAGTCACCACACTTGAGCAAGACTTGGGCGAGTAAGCGCCAAAAGGGTGGCGCTGCTGCGTCACCCCCTCCGCACCCCGTAGGTTCTTTGCATCTGGCGATCCATGTAGCCATCCTGAAAATTCTGCTTCATGCGCTGATCGACGATGCGATTGACCCATAGATGCAGTTCTCGCTGGCCGCCTGCGCCACGACGCTCCTCACGGCGACCTACCTGCATCTGCTCGCCGCCCTCGTTGTGGATGTGAACCGAGATGCCGCCGCCGGCAGCGCTAGACGACGGCCCGACATACCCGCCGTTGGCATAACCCTTGTTCAGCCGCTCGAGCATCGGGCGCACGCCGGGGTTATCGACTACGGACTTTTTCACCACGAACTCACCGCGGTGGACGATGCCAGCCGGATCGTACTTGCCGCCGTCGCCGGTGTAGCCTCCGTTGGCATACAGGCCGCCAGTGGTGCCGGAAAAGGTTCCTGCACCTCCGCCAGAGCCGAACAAACTGCCCCAACTAAACCCGCTCAGCGCGCTCGACAACGCATCGGTTGCCGGCTCCGTAATGCTCTTGCGGATCATGAGGCGCTGGATGTCATCGAAAACACCCTGGAGGACACCACGGAAATTTTCGCCTTCGATGATCGCGTCCTCGAAAGCGCTCTGGAACGTCATCCCCAGGTCGCGGGCAGCACCGCTAGTTTTGTTGATCTCCTTGGCCAGGCCGCCCGTATCAACGCTCTCCATGAAGCCGCCGGTGATGTCACGGGAGCGCAGGGTGTCGAGACGTTCCAGCGCCTCGAAGTATCGCTCGATACTGATGCGGCCCTGCATCAGCGCCGTCTGGAGCATGATCTGCTCTTGTCGGAATTGGCGCTGTGCGGCTTCGACAGGGAACAGGCGGTCTTCGAGGGACTGCAGGCTGCTGGCGAACTGCTCGGCCTGGCGGGCAGCTTCCTTCGAGACTTCGCCGCTCTCATTGAGCCGCTCGTTGAGCTTGTCTAAAGGATCTTCTGAGTCCTCGCTGCTCTCCGAGATCCGGCCAAGGCCCTTGGCAGCCTCCTCGGTTTCATTGTTCATGAACCGAAGCCGGAAGGCGGTATCTGACACCCGCTCTTCGAAACTAGATAGCGCCTCTCCGGCAAATTCAATCGAGTCGCCAATATAATCGGCTGACGACGCTTCCTGCACGATCCCCTTGATTTCCGATGCAGCGCTGGAAAAGTTGTCAGTGAACGCCCCAGCCGCTTCCTTCGCGACCCGTTCGAACGGGGCGGTAGACATAGTGGCTATCGCTTCGGGGATCGCCGCCGCGAAGTCGCCAACGCTGGTGAAAGCGGTACTAAAGTGGCTCTGAATGGTCCGAGCTACGGTCATCGCCACCCGAGGCAAGCTAACGAAAAAGCCAATGATCCTGTTGACCGAAGTCTTGGCGAATCCAGCGATATTGCCCATCAGGGCTTCAAACGTCGTTCCGAACCAGTTAAAAGCTGTATCCGCATAGTCACCGAACGCCTCGACAAAGCCGCTCGCCTCTTCAAAAGCGGTTGAAGCTGTGCTTCTCACGACGTCATTGGTGACAATCCACCCCGCCTTTAACCAGTCCTGTACTCGCGCGTTGGTGTGCCAAAGCTCCACTGTCGCGTTGCGCGCCCCATAGAGCGCACCAGTCAGCGCTACCAATGAAGACGCTGCAATAACATACGGATTGGCGCGAACCGCACGGTTTAGCGCAACCTGGGCCGCGTGGAAGCCCCACGTTGCCGCTGTCGTGGTGATATAAGCTCCGCCGAGAGCGCCGGCAGCCCCGGCTGCTGCCGAGAGAGCGCCGGCCATTGTCTCCAAGTTGTCGCCTTGCTCCCGAGTCAGATCGTTGGCTTCCACGAACTCGGGGAGCATGCCGTTGTACACAGAAAGCAGCCCAGACGCGGTGTCGGTCACTGTCTGGAATGCGTTAGAAAGCCCGGAATCCCCATCTGCAGCATGGATTCGCCCAAGGCACTATTGAACGACCGCATCGAGCCGGAGAGCCCGGAGCCGATAGTCAGTGCCATCTCGCGTGCGGCGCCTTCTGAGCTCTCCAGCTCTTCGGAGAATTCGCCCACTCGATCTGCGCCATGAATCAGGATCTGCGCGGCGGCACCCGCCTCGGAACCAAAGATCTCGAAAGCGTCAGAGGTCGAGATATTGGCCTCTCGAAGCTTCTCGAGCACCGGCCCGAGGCCGTTTGCCTCGATATTCACGTCTTGGAGTGAGAGGCCGTATCCAGCAAGCGCCTCCTTGGCTTGCGGCGTTACCTTGGAGAGTTGGCGGAAGATGCCTTGCAGGCCGGTGCCGGCCCGCTCTGCCTGGATGCCGGCATCGGATAGCGTGCCAATGGCAGCCGCGGTCTCTTCGATGCTGACGCCGGCAGACGCTGCCAGCGGGGCTGCCGTCGACAGAGCTTGGCCGAGCTGCGAAATACTGGTGTTGGACCCGCCTGCCGTGGCGGCCAGCACATCGTTCACGACATTGAGTTCGTCAACCTCCATGCGCATGCCGCCGAGCACGTTCGACGCGATGTCGGCAGCCTGGGCGAGATTCATCTGACCAGCCGTCGCGAGGTCCAGAATGCCCGGCGTGGCCGACAGCACTTCATTGACCTCGAAGCCCGCCTGAGCCAGGAATCGTTGAGCTTGCCCGGCTTGCTGGGCACTGAATGCGCTGGTAGCGCCTAGGGTGCGGGCTTGGTCTTCAAGCGCTGCCATCTGGCTCGCTGTGGCGCCAGAGACCGCCTGAAGCCCGAGCATGGAGTCTTCGAACTGCGCTGCCTCGTTGATGACGCGAGACACAGTGAATCCGCCCAGAGCCGCACCGGCAGCACCTACAGCGGCGCCGATCAGGCCCATCCCCCTGGACAGGTCCTCGCCGGCCTTCTCTGTGCGCTCCAGCTGACTCTCGAAGCTGCGCAAGCGCTTCTCGCCTGAGCGAGAATCAACGGTCAGCTCGAGGCGGGATTCAAAGGCCATGATTCCTCCGGGCACAAAAAAGGCCCGCCGTTGGCGAACCTGGAAACAAAAATCCCCGCTCAGTGGCGGGGACTTTTCAGCACGATTTCGCTAACTGTAATTGTATTTTCGGTCGAAATCATCTTCGCTGATAACAAGAAAGTATATAAACTCGCAAAATGCGATGAGGGCGGGAATGAACGTCCAGAAGAACAGTAAATAGACTATCCCAAGACCGTGTTTCCAAGATAGAATCTGTGCACTCCGAGCCCGCCCAGGAAGAATGCCAGAAGGGCTGCCATCCACTTGGTCTTATCCGATTTCCTTGCGGCAGATGCAGCGCCGCAGCTGGGGCAGCTCCGAGCGGTATTATGCATCTGCTTTCCACACCCCGGCAATAGACCATGCCGGGAGCAAGAGGAGCTGGGGCGTCGCTTCCAGTTTCCGACGAAACCTTTTCAACTTGCTTGCTGTTCTCGTCTGTCATCCTTTCTCCCTTGCGTTAATAGTTCCATCTCAGAGTAGCGAGCCAGTGACTGTTAAACGTCATGCTCGCACCTCGATAATTTTAGTTTATTAAGCCTACCAGTGGCACGCTTCTCGCAATGGCTCTATGGCTTTCTTTAGTTCTCCGACAGGGAACTGTACTGTAATAGGAGATTGCCCGTATGGAGTGGCTCGTACAGTGAGAGTGTCAGCATCAAATAACCGCTTCACTACTGGGATAGATGAACCACCATTCCAAAGCCCAAGAGCTTTATTGTCTGTTGACTCGCTCATGCGGCGCTTGAAGGCATCTTGGTCATCAATTCTCAGCGTAACCACCCCATACTGATTCAAGTCAGCCATATGATGGTTAGCGAATTGGAAAATGATCGAAGTAGTGTTTTCGATGCATCGGATGGCCATCATAGCCTTATCCTGCCTACCCAGCCGGTCCTTAATGCTATCGATTGACATCGTTGAGAGAACTACGGTCCTACTGTCGTCAATAGGAGATGTCTCCTCTCGCACATACCAGTCTGAAGTGTTGTCACTAGTCGTAGCCGGACGATATTCAGCGTCATAGCATGCAAGGCGACTCTGGTTGTCCGAAATTTTTGCGCATTCCTCTGATGCATGAACTCCCGGGAATAGCCCCAGTGCCAGAGATCCCATCAACACGGCTTTCTTCATTATCAGCTCCCTTGCGTACCCACTGTTCCGCCTCTGCGGGCGGATTATTAGCTTAATAAGGATAGCGCAGAGAGGTTGAGCGGCGCCATAGGACTATAGCTGGTTGTCGTCGCCATCAGGCTCCTTCAGCTGCCTGCGATGACTCTCAATCTTATTATCGATGCTGGCAACGATCTGCTTCGTGGATTGCAGCGCCTCGCTCTTGGTACGCAATAAGTCAAGGATGTGCTGGTCTTCCGCGACGCTCACCAGATGGTGATCTGCATCAAGCTCTGCGAACAATCTTTCAAGCCCGGTGGGCTGTCCGTCGTCGAACTCCCTCGCGAATTCATTCAAGGGACCAAAGCTCTCTTGCAGGCGTGCCACGATCTCTGCATTCATCGTGCGGTGGTTTTTCTTAGCCGCGTCCTTGAGCCTGTCGCGAAGTTCGGCAGGCATGCGCAGCTTGTATTGAGGGTCGGTGCGATTGTCCATGTCAAGATAATGGACCATTTGGGTGTTTGACAGCAACGGACCCATTGGGTATGTTTGTGGACGTACCCATCGGGTACCAACTTAAGGAGGCACGTCAGTGAGCCACAACAACCCTCAACTCAAAGTCAGGCTTGAGCCAGCAGTGAAGGATTGGCTGGCTTCCAAAGCCAAGGCAGACGACCGCAGCCAGACGTGGCTGCTCAACCAGATAGCAAAGGAGGCCATGCAGCGTGACCAGCAAACGAAGGCTCCTTAACGAGGAAGCCCCAGGTGCGCCAACACCCAGGGCTTCAAATGTCGACCAAACCACTACGAAAGGTGACACTATGCATTCTACCACCACTTCCGCATCCAGCAACGTCCAGAGCCAGACACTGCCCGTCATCGCCGGTCATGAGATCGCCATGGATGATCATGGGCGATTCAACCTGAACGCCATCCACCGTGCCAGCGTCACCGGGCAAACGAAACGGCCATCCATCTGGAAGCCACGAAGCAAGCGCAGGAACTGATTTCGGAGCTATCGGACCAAAGCCAGAATTCTGGCTTTGCCCCACTTGAGGCCAAGCACGGCGGCAAAGCTCCCGGGACGTTCGCCCACGAACTACTGGCTGTCAGCTACGCCGGCTGGATCAGCCCGAAATTCCAGCTCCATGTGAATCAGGTCTTCCTCGACTACCGGATGGGCAAGCTGCAAGAGGGCGAGCAGCAGCAAGCTCTACCCAACCCGCTCAGCCCTCGCCATCAGCGCGAACTCCAGAAGGCCATCGCCGCCAAGGTCTATGCTCAGGTTCCCGAGGCGCATCGATCGTCAGCCTTCAAGCGCATTTACAGCCACCTCAAAGACCGCTTTGAAGTCGGTACCTACAAGGACATCGACGACAGTCGCTATACCGAGGCACTTGGCGCGGTGCAGTCATTCGAGATCGAGGGTGAATGGCTGGAATCGAAGCCTGAGATGCCGGCAGCCACATTGGATGACCGGCATTTGCGCCACCTGTTCTGCCTCTACATCCACTTCAAGCGGGTCTATGACATCTATGACCGCTACAGCATGTATGAGGCCATGAGCTTGCTGGGTAGTCGCGCCGGCGTCGAAATGCATGACCATCTGCGCGACGGGGTGATCTTGGCCGATGCTCTGGCCAGTCACCTCAAGCCTCACTTCGATCTCCAGTGGATGTCTCAGCCGAATCTGCGCCGCACGTAATCCATCCCTCAGCCCCGGTTCGCCGGGGCATTCCGCCTCTCACTCTTGCCAGCTATCATTTTTGTAACTACGATAAATCTATGGAGCTGACATTCGATGACCATAAGCGCGCCAAGACCCTCGAAGCTCGAGGGCTCGACTTTGCCGATGCAGGCGAAGTATTCGCTGGCCACCACTTTACCGTGATCGACGACCGCAATGACTACGGCGAAGACCGTTATATTACGGTCGGCACACTCAAGGGCCGCATGGTCATCATCGTCTGGACCCCTCGCGGCGAGGCCCGCCGCATCATCTCGATGAGGAAAGCCAATGAACGCGAACAGGAAAAATTCCGGCATCGACTGGATTGATCCGGACGATGCCCCGAGCTCGACGACGAATTCTTCGAGCGGGCCGACGAGTACCGTGGTGACAAACTGGTGCGGCGGGGCCGGCCCAAGGCGGATACCGTCAAGCAACAAGTCACGCTGCGCCTTGACCCTGAGATCATCGAGTCATTCAAGGCCGATGGCCCTGGTTGGCAAACGCGCTTGAACAAGGCGCTCAAGGTGTACCTGCAAGAACACAATCCTCATGAGCTTCGGTAGAGAGCGGCTTACAGGCATTCAGCCAATTCAAACGGAGGCTGAGTATGATGCTAAAGTCGAGGCTCTGGATGAGCTGCTCGACATAGTGGGTGACGATGAGGATCACCCGCTGGCTGGCTTAGTGACTCGCCTGGGTGACATCATTGAAGCCTACGACGAGGAGCGTCGTCCCATGCCGGAGGCTCTACTTTCGCGCCCAGGGAAGCCTTCCCCGTAATGACCCTGGTCGCCCATCCAGCATGGATGCACAGCCAGTTGCGACTCTCCTACATCAGAACGACGCTCATAGGCTCACACATCGCAAGGAGCAAGATATGAGCCAAGAAGATCCTATCAAACAAGTGATCCTGCTCGTGGGAGCTCTTACTAACGAGATGGCACGTCACGACAAGGAGCGTATGCGCGAGCTGTTGGAAGCTACGCTGCACACATGCAACCGAGACGGATATGGCGACTCTGTTGTCCGGGCCGTGGCAAAGGCTCGTTCCCAGATCTGGCCAAGAAAGAATCGTGAAGCTCAGCTGCCAGAGACGCCGAACTCCTTAATCCCATCAGAGACCGCCTGCACCGCCTCCCGAGGGGTCATCTCGACCCCTTGCAACTCGCGATGAGCAGCCTCATAAGCCCCGCACTCCTCGTCGCTCCACTCATGCCCGTGGTCGGCGAGGGCGCTGCCCAGCATGTCTAGGGCGCGGGCGATGGTCTTGCGCTGACTGAGGTCGAGGTCGGTGTCGACGGTCATAGCGAGTCGCGATTCTTGATTCATGTTGCCTCCCGGGCATTGCCCGTTATTTTGATTGCTTCCGCGCCCATTCCAGCCACTCGTTGTCCATCTCGCCGATCACCTCCAGGGCTTCCTCGGGCCGGGCCGGGAAGCTGAGTCGGTAAGCGAGGTCGAGGACATCCAGCGGAGGAAGGGCGAGTGGCTGGCCGTTGGTGTAAGGCCGTCCTCGCGAGGCGGCGCCGAACAGGTTGAGCCACTGAGCACAGCGGTCGTCGATCTCGGGCGGCTCGATCTTCTGTGATAGCCCCAGCTTGGCCGCGATGGTGGCCATCTTGGTTTCGCGGCCTGCGTGCCTCAGCCGGTATTTGAGCGCTTCTGCGGCTTTTTTGCCTGGTCGGAAACATCCTCCCGTTCGAATCGCTCCATATCGACCGCTTTCTGGGCGATCTTGGGGATGATGTCGGGACGATTACGCAGCAACGTGGCCACGTTCTCAAGGAGTAGGGGACGGAGGTAAGCTCGCCGTCTTCGCCCTGGGCTTCGATGTCAGCCCAGTCGCGCAGCAGGCCTTCACCGACCAGACGAGCATCCTTTTCGCGCTCCTGCTCGGCGGTCAACTCCTCGCCGTACTTCTGCCTGAACTCCTTGTCGAGTCGGCGCTGGGCGTCCAGATAGACCGGGTTGTTGATGCGGGCAATCTTGAACTGCCCGCCATCAATCTCGGTCCACTCACCCTCGGTGAATTTGTCGGCGTCGTATCGATCAATGCGGAATGCCATGGTTGCGCTCTCCTTACGCGGCGAGGGTGCGGGTGACGGTGATCGGGGTGTTCTTGGCGGTGAAGTCGAGCGAGACCTGGACGATGTCCTCGCTTCCGCCATCCGGCAGGTCGCCGTCGATCTCGATCTGCGGCAGCTCGAACAGGTACTCATTGCCGGCGGCGTCGGACAGCGGGAAGCTGATACCCAGAGACTCACGGGTCATCATCTTCTTCCAGTGAGTCCAGGCGGCTTGGCTCCACGCCATGGTGAGCGAGCCAGTGATGGCGGCGGTGGTGGCGATCAGGGCGCCCGGGCCTTGCTTCCCGAGGCACCGCTGGGTCTGCATGGTATTGTCCACCGTCAGCGACAGGGACGAGATGCAGGCCGTACCCGCCATGACCTGGCCATCCACAAGCACGTCGCCCACGCTGGTGGCCGAGCCCATCGGGACGGTCGAGGTCTGCGAGTTGACGGTGCCGGATGCTGTCGGGTCGGTATTGCCGTCCTTGTAGCCCAGGCCCATGGTCGAGAAGGTGCATGTGATCTTGCCTTCCTCGGGAATCTCGAGCTGCATCGAGCTGATATGCACGCCAGGAAGGTGGAGTAGACGTTGATGTCCTTGAACGCCTTCACCGCACTGAAAGTGTGGCGGTCGCTGCCGATTGCGAGCTGATCAGAGCCAACCGCTGGGGTATCAGCCTGCCATGTTCCGTAGAAGGCTGCCTCGAGCAGCTTATCGAACGTCTCGGCGCTGAATTCGCCCGATAGATCGCCGGAGTAGTCGATGCTGGTGATGATGCCGCCACTCTGCATGCGTGATTCACGGACTTCAGCAGAGGTCTCGGTCGAGACGTTGGGCGTCATGGTGTTGCCGGTGAGGCGCAGCGTGCCCCAGGTCGGAGTGGCTGGCATCTCGCCGGGCGTGGATTCGGCGTCAGGTAGGTCGTGATCTGGGAACCGGAACTCATAGCGGGTTTCCTCTAGACATGAGAAAGCCCGCTCGAAGGCGGGCCTGTGGTGCGTTGATGGCGATTGGCGGTTATCCGGCGCGGAATGGCACCGAGACGTTGATCTGATGCCAGCCATTCGCATGGCCGACGCGGCTCACGCTGGCAACGAGCGTCTCAAGCGCGCCAGTTCGCCAGTACTGCAAATGCGCCGCCAGTGAGTCGGCGATCTGTGATGCGGGCTGGGTGCTGACGCGCTCGGCGGTGAAAACCTGGCATATAATGATCCGGCGCGCCGCACGCAGGGCGATGAACCAACGCCGGCGGTCAGGCTGTTTCCATGCTGGATGGTCAGGCGCACCCAGGGCTCTTTCGCGTCCTGCGCATCCTGCACCGCCTGGCCAGCCGGTACGTTGTCGTAGGCCACCGGTGGGCCATCCCACTCGTACAGTCGGGTCTCGATGGCCAGGTTGATGTCCTCGAATCCCATCATCCGCCGTATCGCTCCCGTGTGTTGTTCGTGGCCAGGGCGTAGACGCCTTGCGGCGCCTGCTGGGAATGGCCGTCTTCGATGGATTCGCCATAGGCGATATTCGACTGAATGGTGACCGCCTTGAACGGCTTGCCCTCCGCCGCGGCAATGACCTGCTCGGCATCACGTCGCACTCGGTCGCCGCTCTTATCCGGCTCCGGCACGCTGCTCTCATCGGTACTGTCGATGGTCACTAGGTGCGATCCGCGGTAGGCCCCGGTGTCCACCGGTGAATGCTGGATGAGCTGCTGCAGGGCGAACAGCGTCATCTCGCGCTGGCGGGCGGAGATGTCCTGCTCCACCTGCCGGGCGAAGCCGGCCAGCGACTTGCTCCATCCTCCAGCCATGTCAGCCTCCTGACTTCCTCAGTGCCAGCGTCCAGGTCGCGCTTGCTGGGTCTTGTCTGACGCTCTTTACCGTCTGGCCGGCGATGATGTCGTCGACCTGTGGCGTGGCCGGGCTGCCGTCACTGTCCAGCGTCACCTCGTTCTGAAGTGCGGTCAGCTTGGTGTCAGTCGCCTCGATATGAGGGGCAAGCTCCTCGGCCTTAAATGAGCCGAACACGCCGCGTCCGCTGTATCGTACCGTCACGGGGTTGGTGCCTTGGCCCGGGACATACTCACCGCTTTCCTCACGCTCACCGGTGAACGGAGTCACAGCGTCAGCCAGCTTGGTGTCGAACGCCTTGGCGACCTTCGATTGGACCTTGTCGCGGATCATCGTCAGAACCTCTTGAGCATCGACACCGAACCGCCGAAGGGCGACAGCCAAGGGCGAAGGAGGTCGCGTACGTAGGAGAGGGCGCCGACTGTAGGGCGAGAACCGTCCATGAATTCGGTCTCGACCTCGACGGTATCGGCCTTGACCATCTCCCGCTTCACGTCGCCCTCGGAGTCGGCATACAGCGCCCCCTCGGCAGACAGGCGGCCAACTCGGCACCGGCCTGGACGACCTCAGCCGGCACGGTGTCGAACTCGCGACCGCTCAGGTGCGTCGAGAGCCATGTGTTGGCCTGGCGGACGGCACGCTCGGGGTCGGCTGTGCCTTCCCATCCCGCGCCGAGCTCGGCATCGACATCGGCCTTGGTGACGTAGGTGGGCATGGGTTACTCCTGCTCGCTGTCGGCCTTGGGCTTGCGGCTGCGTGTGCGCTTCTGTGCGGGCTTGCTGTTGGCGGCGGAGGCATCGGGCCCGTCGCCGCTGCCTTTCGTCTCTTGCGGGCGATTACGCAACGATGCGAAGAACGCGGCGTTTACCTCGCTCAATGATGCTTGGGTCATGATGTTCTCCGTGAATGGCGGCCCGGAGGCCGCCTTGGTTACGCGGCGTCCTGCTTGGAATCCAGCGCCGCCTGGAGGCCGTTCACGTCGGCAATCTCGTGGGTGTGCGTACTAGCGGCCTTGCCGTCGAGAGCGGGCTGAAGACCATCTACATCGGAGATGGCGACAGTGCTCGAAGGCTTGGTCGCCCCGTTGCGCACGGCGTTGAAGTAGACCTGATTGGCGTCTACCAGGGATGCTTGAGCCATGATGTATCCTTCCGAGCAAAAGGGGCCCTGAGGCCCCTGTCTCCCGCTTATATCAGCGGATTACCCGTTAACTTGCAGGAAGGCGAGCGGAATGTTCTTGCGCTCATAGCTGCGATCCCAGTTCGCAGCATTGGCCAGCTCAGCGAGGCTGGCAGACTGAGCGGCCACCGAAGAGCCGGTGAACTGGAAGCCGACCGGGTGGATGATGTCCTGGCGGCGGGTATAGATGACCTCTTGGCCACCGCCGTTGCCGCTGGATTCATCGCGATCGATGGCGGAGGCATTCTCCGGCTCGCCATAGCCCCACAGGAAAGCGCCTTGGCCAAACAGGGCGACGGTGTAGGTGAGGCGGTTGGTGCCCTGCACAGCCGGCATGCCGTCGTCCTCGATCACGCGATAACCGAGGTACATAGGATAGAGCAGGCCGGTCTCCGGGTCGCGCTCGTACTCGATGAGGTTCTGAGCCTGCAGAGAGGTCTTCAGCACCGAGTGCATCGCGATACCGGACAGCTTGCCGGCGGCATCACCCATGGTCTGCTTGGCAGCCAGAACGGCTTCGCCGCTGATCTTCTCAGAGGCCGTCGGTTCGCCGGTCTCGTCGGTAGCGACGCTGTAGACCATGTCGCCACCATCGTTGGCCTGGTTGTCAGCCAGGACGCCCATCATGCTCTGGATGGTTCGGCGCTGAATCTGAGTCGCCCAGTAGACGCCGATCTTCTGGGTCACGCCGTCGAGCGGATCTTTCAGGGCCAGTTCCCGAGCCAGGTCCATGGCAGACCAGGACTGGTTCATGAATGCCTTGCGGGCGATTTGCAGGCCGCCGGTCATCTTCTCCGGCTGGGAATGCTGGGTCGGATCGTCGCTGGAGTAGTTCGGCTCCACATCAGCCAGCGGCTTGTAGTAGGGGAGCTCCACCACGCTGCCAGCGCCAGAAGCGAATTCATCGAGCTGGCCGTCACGCTGCATCACGCTGGATGCGTAGAACGCGTTGGCGGCAGTAGATGCCTCATCCACGCCTTGGTTGAAGACCGTCGGTTCGTAGATGTCAGCAATACGAGTCGTTGCCATGAGTCGTTACCTCGTGGGTCGGTGGTTTACGTTTGGGATCGGCGCAGCCGTAGAGATGGGACGGCGGCGCAGCCACCGACCCGGTTGGATTACTCGAGCCCGGCCTCGGCCATCATTCGCTTGGCTTCTTCCGGCTCTTCGCGCATCAAGCGGGCCTGCTCAGTGCGGTTCTTGGTTTCGGGTTTCCAGGGGTTCGCCTTGCTCGGGCGGCCATCGCGACTACCCGGCGCTTGCGTGCCCTTGGGCTGCGGGAAAAGCGAGGCGTACTTATCGCGGAACGGGCCATCAAGGTATTCCTGGATGGTCATTGGGCCGTTTTTGCCCGTTATGAGGTTGCCGTCAGCGTCACGGAAGACCGGCTCGCCATCCTCGAGCGTGGCGTCGCGACGCAGCACCATGGAGACGATCTCTAGGTTGCCGTCACCCTCGATGCCTAGCTCAGAGGCAGCGCGGATGCCCCGGTTGTCGAGAAGCTCACGGGTCAAGTTCTCTTCCTTCTCGCCCAGCGCTTGCTCCAGTTCCTGAATGCGCTCGTCGCGAGACTGGATCTCGGTTTTGAAGCTGGCTCGTTCGCGCTCCATCTTGCGTTCGACCACGGACTGAACGTCGCCATTGGCGAGATCCTTGGCATCCTGGTCTTGATCGAAGCGGCTAAACATCTCCTTGACCTTCTCAGGGTCAAGGTCGCCGAACTGGTCGAGACGCTCCTTCATCGAAGCCTGCGCCTGTTCCAACTCCTTCACGCGACTGTCGCTGCGCTTCTTTTCGTCGAGCAGTTGCTGCTTGTTCGCCTCCAGACCGGCACGGTCTTCTTGCAAGGCGTTAAGCACTTCTTCGCGTTCGGTCTCGTCTTCGATCTTGTTGGCGAGTAGTTCCTCGATACTCATGCATACCTCTGGGCGCAGCCCGTTCGTTGATTCGCCCGGAGCATCCGGGTACAAAAAAACCGCCTCGATGGGCGGCTATAGAAAAGCCCCGCACGGTGGCGGGGCTGGGCAGGGACTCTCAGTGTGTATCGTCACCGATAGCACCCATACGTTTTTGCAATGCCATGCTCACTTCCCAGCTCACCTTGGCAATGATGAGGTCACGCGGAGTGGCAATACCGGCATGCATTCTCTGCCAGCTCTGCCACCAGGCAAGAAAGTGGGCGTCGCAAGGTTCCATGCCGGCAGTCTAGCCGAAGAGTTCCTCGAACGTCTCGCGGTCGCGCGCCCTCAACTCGTCCAGGGTGTATTCGCGTTGCCGAGGATCGGTGAACCGGTCCAGCGAATAACCGCCTTTCTTGTAAAGCGCGTAGCGCTTGTCGCCGAGCCATTCGCGCTGATACCTCGCGCTCTGGCGGGAGAACCAGTCGGCGTAGGTGGTGCCGGCGCTGACCTGGCCAACCTCAAGCCCAGCCTTCTTGCGTTGTTTGTCGGTCATGTTGCCGATAGAGCGGTATCTGGCCTCACTATCACGCCCCTTGACCTTCATGGCTTTCACGTATGGACGTTTCCCCATCACCTCGCCATCAAACGACGGCGCCAGTGAGCAACGACACCGCGGATGCAGGGGCGGCTCGGGGTGCGGGTCGTCGATACCCCAGCGCTGACCGTCGAGCGGTGCACAGCGCCTACATGTGCGTCCTTCAAGCGTGGCCACCCATACCACTTCGGTCACGCCCAAGGCTTGGTAGGTCTCGCGATACGCGACGTTGCTGGCGTGCTGGCGAGCCGTTCGCACGACTCGGTCCGCATCGTTCTTCGTCGTCTGCAGCAGCCCATCCTGGTAGTTCATCCGCTTGGTGCCGCGTAGCGCCCGGATGATCTCGGCGTTCGATTCGCCTTGAGCAATGCCATCGCGAATCCGACTGTAAACTCGCTTCTTGGTGTCAGCCGGGATCTCGGCCAGCATGTCTTTGACGAATTCGCCCATCACCGGCTGAGACATGGCTGCCGATGCCGCCGCCGGAGCTGCCGGGACATTACCTTCAACCGCCTGGGCAATCAGGTCACGAACATAGCCAGCCTCCTGGTCGGCCAGCTCGCGAACCTCATCGATGGTGAGCTCGGCGATCTGTGCCCCCATGTCATCGACCAGCTCGTCCAGCAGGTTGCGCAACCCCTTGAGCCGATCGGTGTGGTAGCGGCCTCGAGTGAACGCCTGCAGCTCGGCAGGCGTCAGATTGTCCAGTCGGTCCAGCAGCTCTTGCCCGATCTTGGCGCTGGTCTCGTCGATGATCTCGTTTACCCGGTTGGCGTGCGCCGTGCCCGTGCGATGGAGATAAGCAAGGTGCTGGGCGAGGGCGGTCACAACTCGGCGTTGCGCTTCCTCTCGATCAGTCATCGCTGGTTAAAACCTCGCCGTCAAGCATCGCCTCCAACTCCTCGTCCGACCGCTCAGTGAAGCCGGACTTGCGCAGCGCATCGAATAGCACCTCTTTCGGGGCGCTGCTGGATAGCACGATGTTGTGCAGGATGGTGAGCATGGCGGCATCAACCTCCTGCTGCGTGAACTCGGCTCGACCTTGAACACCACCTCGTCGGGGTCTCGGCCCATCCAGTCGGCGGCATACTTCAATGCCTGCTCGATAGCCTCGGCAGCAGTGACGCACACACTGTAGAGCGATGAGTGCTGATCGTTCTGACGGGCCTTGCGGGCATCGCCGGATTCCTGGCCACCGACATCGATGACCTTGGCGCCGGCCTCGGCAGCCGCGTTGCGCTGCCGCTCCATCAGGCGCTCATTGATCGCCGCGCCACTACCTGTACGTTCCAGGTACTTTGCGTCAGCTTCATCTGGAAGCACCCAAGCCAGCATTGGCCCTGTGATGTTTAGCTCTAAACCTTCTGGTGCACCCGTAACCACGGCTTGAGCGTGACTGGTGCTATGGGCATCGGAATACAGGTCGGCACTCAGGCGGTAGTAGATCAGGGCCGACTGAGCCATGGTCAGCAGCGGGATCTCGTCAACGTCCACGCTATTGTCGGTCGTGCCGGCAAACACGCACGGGATATAAGGCAATCCCCGATTGCTGTTGGAGTAGCCCGGAAAGTCTTCCTCCAGCACCACGCCGCCCTGATCCATCAAGCGGACACGATAGCGACCTTCATGCAGGTCCAGCACCCGGAATACGTCATCGTATTGCGGGCTGAATTCGTCGCTGTCGTCGCGCAGGCGCTTTTCCTTGAACACCACGAGCGTCAGATCCTGCCGACCATCCACGTCGTCTGTGCGCCAATTGGGTGCCGTCTCGGCGGTGTAGGTGGCGATATAGGGCCGGCCCGAGGTGTCGATGTCGATCAGCAGCGGCTTGCGGCCCTTTGTCAGCAGGGCGCGCACGACGCGGATGAAGAGCTGCCGGAGGCTGAAGCCATCCGCCGTGGCGTTCTGCTCCATCCATTCCATCTGGCTCGGCAGTGTAATCTCCGGCTCCTGGCGAGCCACCAGGCCGATCATGGTGCGCAGACTGTCCTTCACCCACATCGGGTATTCTGCACGCATTCGATATGCTGCGTAGTAGGCGTTGCTCTCAGATATGCTGACGCCTTCATTGCTATATTCTGCTGCTATTTGCCCATCAGTTTTTGGAAGGTAAAGCGTTCCGGCGCGCTTTATAGTGCGCGGGCCAGCCAATGCGTCTTCCATCATGCGCCAGTCGTCGCACATGGCAGTGTATTGCTCATGGGTATCGGTTACTGCCATCAGGTCAACCCTCTGATTCGCTTCATGCCTGCCGCTTGACGGTTGAGCGACCATGTCGCCTCGACCATATAGCCGATGGCAGTGGTGATGTGCTGGTACTGGTTCGTCTGGTCTTCCTGGAACGTGCTGCCTTTCTGGAGCTGCACGGTGGATAGGCCCTTGTGGCACCAGGGCGCAGTCGTCGGATTGACGAACAAGTGACGCTCACCGTCGGCGGTGCAGATGCGGGCACGGACAGCGTTCTGCCGGTCCTTGATGGCCGGCGCCTTCTTCTTCACCTTTCGGGTGAACTTCCAGCCATGCTCGCGCAGCACGTCCTCGATCTCGGTGTAATCCGAGGCGTGACCATGCTTCTCGCCTGCCCGGCCAGCGGGGTCGCCGTAGACCAGCACATGCTTGTTCTGGTGATCCTTGAACCGCTCGACGAACTCTATTGCCGACTGACGGGATATGGCGCTTTCCAGCACGATCTCGTCCAGCAGGTAGAGATCATCGCCACGACGCACGCCGATAGCCGACGACAGCGGCGTGAAGTTCTGGTCGTGCATCCACAGGAGCTGCTCATGCGGCTCGATGACAGCGCTTGTGTGGTTCGCCTGGCTGTAGTCCTCGTAGATCCGCCCGGTGGCCGTCTCGAAGCTGGCCTCGAACTCCTGCAGGTACTGCTTGCGCGACATGACCCGCTTGGCGGAGTCGATCACGTCCTGGGGCAGCACCTCGGCCGACTTCCAATGATAAGCCGCCCACTCCGGGTCGCCGGAGGTGCGGGCGTACTCATAGAGCTCGTAGTAGTGGTTCAGGCCATCCGGCACACCGATCAACCAGCACCAAGCCCGATAATCGGGACGCTCAGGGCTGACGGTATTCAGCGCTGGCAGGATGTTGGCTTCCCAGGCACTGGCCTTGATGTCGGCGATCTCGTCGATGATGCCGCCTGTCCAGGCGATGCCCTCAATGCGCTGCGGCTTGTCCAGGCCTATCACATGGATCTCGGTGCCATTGGGTAGGAAGATCACCGGCTGCGGACTGACCCTCGGCGCCTTGGGGTGACTGGCCGAGAGCGTCAAGGCGCACAAGTCGTCCCACCAAATCTTGCGGGCCTGGTCCTGCGTCGGCGCCGCTGCGAAGTAGATCTCGCCAGCGTTCTTCATCGCCTGCTTGGCCAGATACCGCTTGGCACGCTCGGTCTTGCCAGAGCGGCGGCCTGCAGGCACGACCTTGAATCGCACTTGCTCAGTGATGAGGCGTACTTGCTCCGGGATGTCCTTCAGCGCGTACCAGCGGTCGAGTTGTCGCTGGAGGGCAGGGTTCATCCGGGCAGCTTCTCCGCTATCTGGGCAAGGGCAGCAGCCATGTCTTCAGGGCCGCTCTCGTTGGCCGGTTTGTCACGCCACCGCTCGGGGTCACGGTTCTTGAGCCAGAAGATCATCGACGTCGGGTCGGGCGGCACTTCCTTCTCCACCTCGACGATCTCGACTTCCTCCTGGTATTGGTCCTTCTTGACCTTGATGGCCTGCTGCTCAGTCCAGCGGTAGCCGGTGGCGCGCTGGTGGAGCTTGTCAGCCACCTCGGCGTCAGCAATACGCTTGCCGTCTTTTAGGGCCCCCCGAAACTCCTTGTGGGCCTTTATCCACCGTTCTAGGGTGGTAATACCGACTTCGAAGAACGCAGCCAGCTCTTCGTTCGTGGCGCCCAGCAAGCACAGCTTCCGAGCTTGTTCGGCGTACTCGGCCTTGTACTTGGTGGGGCGCGCCATCTTGGTTATCTCGCTCTTATCTGGAGGCTCGTATGTACGTAGTAGTCCGTGCAGGCGAAAGAGGCGACGAGTGGTTTGTCATGTCCGATCAGCAAGCCACTGATCGCGGCATCAGTGAAATGAACAAGGCTGGGGAATACGCCACACGCGCTGAGGCGCAAGCTCGAGCCGATCAGCTGAATGAGGAGCTCGGGCGTTGACCGCCGCCTCCGCAGCAGCCTGTTTCGCCATGTGTCACTCCAGTGTTTCCAGCCAGTCCTTGATCACAGCCCCACGCGCCGATCCAGCTCCGCCAGGGCGTCCTCGTCGAGCGTGATGTCTGCCGTATGGTTCTTGCCGATACCGATGCAGTAGTCCAAGTGTGGTGTGGCATACCGCCGGGTATGCGGCGCATCCGTTCCATGACCCTTGCGGCGAATGAGCTCGGCGAGCAGGTCAATGGTGGAGAGGTCCGACATCCGGTCGTCGCTGCTCGTAAGCTTGGCAACCTTGCCGTCGCTTTCGGCCAGCGCCGCGAAAGCGTATCCAGCATGCTCGCCGCGCTGCCGGTTCTGAAACTCGCCCAGCTCCTCCACATAAGGGCAGGGGGCGCTGGAATGACGGGTCAGGACAAATCGGGTTACGGCACGGAGCTTGAGTTCGACGTTTTGCATTTCAGGCTTCCTTGACGGCCTCGACCGCCTTCTATGGGTTGTTGCTCGTATAGAACGGATCAATGTCGACGCCCTCTGGCACCGCGTTGCGCCACCACCACTCACCGCGCTGCGCGTGCTGATCGAATGGCTCGGTGACTAGCACCCGGTCCGTCACAGACAGTCGGTAGTGGAGGGCGTCGTTGATGTAGGTGTCGCCATCCTGCGGCTCGTGCATGGCTGCGCACAGCACTCGGCCATCTCGGCGAATCCTGAGAGCCATGCTTCCTCCTCGCATTGATGAGCGCCCCTCTTGGGTCGTGTTGAGACTGCATGAGCAGAATGGGGCGCTCAGCGATGCGAGTCATCGCTGCCTGAATACCGTCTTCGGGTATATCTCGGTGAAGTTCTGCTGTGCCCCGCACTCGCTGCACCTGTGTGGACACTGGATCGGGTCGGTAGGCAGAAAACTGTCTCCATGCCGTACCATCTCGCCATCGCATCCCGGCTCATCGCAGTAGTAGCGGACGATCACCGCCTCGGCGTCGAATACGCGCTCCATCACTTCCTCCGGTTCAGCAACAGGCCCGCAACGAACACCGCCACCAGCACCCACGCATAGGGCCGGGCGATGGTGTTGCGGGCGAGCCTTACAGCGCTTGCTTGATCTTGGCGCCAATCGAGCCAAGGATCGCGGCAGCGGCACTCGCCACCTCGATGGGGATCTCCACGCCGGCGAATGTCGAGAGCGCCCAAGACAGGACGACAGGCAGACCCACGCCCAGGCCGTCGGCGTTCTGACGTGCACCGTCGGCGAGACGAGAGCGCTTTTTTACGGTGTTGGGTGCGGTATCGGTCATGGTGGTTACCTCAAGGAAAGAAGATGCGGGCGGCGAAACTGCCAATTACGGAAAGCAGCGCGACCGCCACGGCGCCAACTGCTGCCCAGCGCCCAGATAGCTGCGTGTGCTGCTGCGTTTGGGTTGTTTCCAAGCTCCGCACGTCCGATTCCGCTTTGATCAGGCCGTGCTCCTGCTTGCGAAGCCGCTCCGCCAGCTCTGTGATGCGGTTGTCGTGTGCCTCGACCTTTCCCGCCAGGCTCGACTGGCGCTCCTCCATGCGGGTGAGGCGGTCAAGAATCTGGTCCACCTTGCCCTCGATCCGTTCTTGCCAGATCTCGGGTGCCGGCACTTGTTGCATAGTCACGTCGCCCCCTTGCCGCAGGGCGACAATTCGATCACGCGACTCAGCCAGCCATAGGTGAATGCCTCCTGGCTCTCTCGGTCCTCGGCAATCGACACCAGGAACTCGATGCGTAGTGCGTTGACGGCTTCCGCCAGCACATCCAGCCCGGGGCGGCCACGGGTGTCGTGGTAGTCCTCCAGGGCGCCGATGGTGGCCGGGCCGACCGCACCGTCTACGGCGATGTCGTCGTAATCACGCTCGACGCGATTGAGCACGTTGAGCAGCCGCTGCAGTGTCTCGGCGGGGCGGCCTGGGCCTGAGTTGACTCCATAGTCGAATAGATACGCCGCCAGCGGCTCATGGATCGTCGCGATCTTGTCGAGCTTGAGGCTGTGCCAGTAGCGGTCGGCGTAGATGTCATGGGCCAGCACAATCGGCAGGTTGCGCATGTCGCCGGTATAGCCGTAGTCCCGCGCCACCGCTTCAGTGATGCCGTAGCGGGTCGGGCCGCCACGATCCGCCGGATGATCGACATAGCCACCCTCACGGTCTATCACCTCGCCGATCAGGCGTTTTTTCAGCGTCTGATGCATAGCGGGCTCCGAGCGAGGGCGAGCGTCTACTGAGTCGATCCAGGGCATAGACGCTCCGACACGAAAACGCCCAGCGAGCCGTCAAGGAATCCTTGATAGCTGCCGGGCGCAGGGTAGGGCAAACAAAGAAAAGCCCCGCCGGTGAGGGCGAGGCTTTGAGATTAGGAGCTGTCAGGGCATAGCTACGACAGCTTAAGGATTAAGCTATCATCAGGGGCTTAGAAATGCAAGCGCCTTATGCCGCAACTCTCGCGCAACGAATCATGTCGCCGATCACCTCGCTGACAGGCTCCATGGCATCACCCTCAAGCGTCGCCATGGCTGCCTGAATGACGCCCCACACAGGCCGCCAATCCTGGTGCCACTTGCGAGTCGTGATCGGCACGCCGTACCAGCCCGACATCACTTCGCCAATGCGCTCCGGCGACCACTCAGGCTGCGCACCGGACAGGTTGCGTTGCCGCTCCATCAGGGCGACGTGGATCAGATAGTGCACGCGCTCTTTCTTGGCTGGCTTCCATGCCCGGCCATCCTTCCAGTTGGGGATGTGGGCGATCACTTTGGCCTCGACGGCTGCCACGGCATCGTCGAGCCAGGCATTGGCGCTCTCGATCATCGGATCGCACAGCACATGGCCGATAGCTGCCAGGGCAGGGGAGTCGCTCTCCATGCGGCGAATGCAGGCGTAGATCGGTGCGTACTCCGAGCAGTGGCCGGCCCCAGCGCCGCCCTTGGTCGTGTACTGCACGCCACCGCCGTTCATCAAGTCCTCGAGGATAGGCCCCATCTGTGAGCGGACGCCGCTATCCATCGCCATTGCCCAGGCCACCTTCGGATCGGTGTTGATCATCAGTCGCTCACCCATTCGCCAGTTCCTCCGCCTTGTCCTTCGCCTTGCTGGCATCCCGATACCAGCCCACCGTCGTGTCGCCGTCGCTCAGCAGGTACCACGGCTCGCCACTGCATACCCACTTCGCGATCCTGAATCGCCCACAGTCAGAGCGAATGCAGTAGCTGCTCACCTTCCGCCACTCCATCAGGTCGAGACCTCCAGCTTGAGTTGCTGGCCATGCCTGACCCACGCACATAGGCCGTCGATGTCTACCTCGGCGGGCTCGGCCACGGCGCCGCCCCAGTCGATGGGACGGATGACGAATCGCCACTGCTGCAAATCCGCCCGATAGGCCAAGACAGGAGTCTCGCTGCCGGCACACTGTTCCAGTGTCTGCTGCCACCAGGTGGCTACATCTCCCTGAGTGGCTCGTTTATGCCGTTTCACCTCGACGCAAACGCCGTCCCAGCCGTCCAGGTCATGTCCGCCAGCCTGGTACTGGCCAAGCCGCCGTTTGAGCGTCAGCCCCAAGTGCTCACCCAGCAGGCGAGCCACTTCGCCTTCAGCCTTCCGGCCCTTCTCTCGGCTTGCTTTGGCCATCAGTCCTTGCCCTCCTTGCTCAACACGAAGTCCCTCGCCTCAATCAGCGCGTCATGAATCGTCCCCTCGGGGAATGCGTCGAGGCCGGCATTGATGGTGTCGATCAAGAAGATCGGCTGTTGCCAGCGCAGATGAGCCTCGCTATGGATGCGTCTGTGACAGGTATCCCCGGGCCATCGCAGACCGGCATGGCGAAGCTGTCAGGTGCTTTCAGGGCCATGCCTCCCAGCTGCCAGATACCAATGACGTGGTGGGCCGAATCCGCTGGGCCTCCACAGCAGCAGCAGGGCAGCGACCGGACAAAGCGCAGATACCGCTCGCTGCGGAAGCGCTGATCTTTCTGCGGCTTCCTGCGAGCTTTCTGCACGGGCTGTCGCTTCTCCCGCTTGCGGGCCATCGGTGCCTTGGCGCGGAGTGGAGTGCGGCGTTCGAGTGCTGTTCGCTTCATTGCTCCCACCCCTTGAAATACGCGCGGATAAGGTATGCGATGAAAGTCACCTGGACAGGACCAAGCAGCACAACAAGCGTCACCATGAATGGCGCGATAACAGACCCAGCAGAAAAGGCTTCCCACGCCTGCCAACTGGCCAGCCCTAGAACAACGGCTGATGTATAAGCGGCCAAGGGATTCAGCGGATCGCCTTTCATGCCGCCACCTCGCGATATTGGTCCGGGCCGATACCCTTGAGCTCTGGATCTGTCAGGCGTATGCCTCGTCCAGTCAGATCGGTGTAGACCTTGTTCAGGTATTCGGTCTTCTGCGCTTTGGTCATCAGCCTGGTGATCGGGAAGTCGAACGGCTCCTGCATGAACTCCAGCTTTTCCTCATAGGCGCGCCACTTGACGAGGCGGTCGTACTTCTCGGCGAATTCCGGGCAGTCACGCCGGAGGATGGGGACGCCATGGTGAAGTTTCATCTGGCCGCGATACTCCTCGGCGGCCATATCCCCTTGCTGGCCTGCCTCTTTGCACCACAGCCGCTGCAATCTGTTCTGGTCGAGGCTGCGTCGCTCCGGCTCCTCCTCGATCACCATCCTCACCCGCTTCCAGCGGCGGAATGCCTGGTTGAGCATCCCGGGGAACTTGGCGATGGCGGCCAGGGCTTCCTCGATCGTGCCGGCGGTGGCCACGTAGCGTTTCGGTTCGCTCATACCGGCACCTCGCTCGGCTGCTCGACGGTGCGCGGCGTCCAGCCCGTGGCCTCGGTGACGTTGGCCCAGTTGGCGTCGTCGTTGTCGTCGAGGCGGCGAAGGTTCCAGCATTCGGTTTGCCACCAATCTTCACCTTCCCACGGGTATGGCACATCAATGTCCACTTGCCCTTCTTTCGATCCTTTTCGGACCACCGTCACCAGGGTTCTGCGACACTGGCGCGGGACATGATCACCGATCTGCAGCACCTCGGCCCGATCACCCGCGCGCAGCGGCTTCCCTTCGCAGTCCCGGCCCAGCACGCCTGTCAGGCGGTCATGGATTCGCTGGATGATGCTCATGCAACCTCCTCGGGACAGACCCGGCAGTAGAATGGCGTCACCTCGGGCAGCCGTTGGCCTTGTTCGGCAGCCACCATGGCCCGGCGCACGCCGCTCGGTGATGCGCCGACGAACTTGGCGATCTGGCGATAGGACCAGCCCAGGCCGTCGCGCATCTCGAACATCTTGGCGATGTGGTAGCGGGAGAATCGGATGTATCCCGTCATGCCGCTGAACCTCCTGTAACCAGCTCGTACCGCACGCCGTCCGGGTCGTCGTGCTCGTGGACCTCGTAGCCGAACACTCGCAGCGAGCCGATAGCGCTCTCGATGCTCGCGGCGTCGAACCGGCGCTGGTGGTAGATCTCGATGTCGTGCGCGATCTCGCCCACGGTCGGCTCGGCCTGACGCATCAGGACGCCCAGGACCTCCATGGGGAGGTCGAGCTCGGGACGAATCGGTGTGACGTTGGTCATGCGGCACCTCCTGCCATGCGCTGTTCAGCCTGTGCGATCAGCTCTGCGCGCCGCCGCTCTGTCTCGACCTCTTCCTGACGGCGCTGCTCGGCGGCCTGCTCGTTGCTCGTATTCAGCGTGTCACGGAGCTGCTGAAGCATTGCCTGGACGTTCTCCGGGTTACTGCCAGCCTCGTCCTCGGGCTTCTCTGGAGCCGGCAGCAAGTGCTCGACCTTGGGGGCGGGCAGACGACCGTCCTTCACGCCTTGCTCGATGGCCTCGCGGCGCTGCTCCTTGCTGTCGCCCAGGGATGGCCACCAGCGAACCTCGCGGCCCTCGGCCTTGGATGCAGCAACCTCGCGCTCGTAGGCCGCGATGAACGCCATGCGGGCACCCACCTTGTCGCCGGCCTCCAGAATCGGATTGGCCACGCCAGCCGCCTTGGCGATCTCGTCGGTCCAGATGATCGTCGCGTTTTCATCTTGCGACTCCAGGACGATGGACCACGCCTCATTGGCGGTCAGGTGAGCATTGGCGGTCGGCATGCGCTCAAGGATCGCGGCGAGCGTCAGGCGGCCAGTGATCTCGGAGCGGCAGCGAGCCAAGGCCTGCTCGATCTCGGGCCGGTCGTAGTCGCGCAGGTCGCGGATCATCAGCGACGCGGCAGCGGGCTTGATTTCGTTGCCCAGCACCTCGGCAGTGGCGTAGAGCTGGTCGAGCAGGTCTTCTGCATCTTGGCGCGTCAGCGGCATGAATCAGTCCTCCCATCCAGACGCCGCCAGCAGGCTCTTGGCCTCGTCGGCAGCGCTCGCGTTGGCCTGCGTGCCGTCCATCTGGCGAGCACGGGTGGCGGTCATCTGCTGGCCGGTCTGCATCTGCACCGCGATGGTTTCGCAGTCCTGGAGCATCAAGCCGACCGGATGGCCCTTGGCGACGTAGAGCTGGTTGTTCATCCGCAGGTAGTACGCAGCCACGCCGGGGGCGTAGTTGGCCCCCACGCGGTCCACGAGCTGTCCCAGCTGGCCAGCAGTGCGCTGGTTCCAGATCGGGTACACGCCGTAGCGCTGGCGGTAGGCCACTGCGTAGTTGGCCCAGGGCTTGAAGGTTTTGGCGGTAGGGTCTTTCGGTCCCGGCATGTCGGGCGGGATGGCAGCGCGAGGCTCGTCAATACGCTGTGCCGGCTCGCCACCCAGGTCCAGCTCACCCTCGACCGGAGCGTCGGCGGGCTCAGCCCCCGGCGCAACTGGTTCATTGGACGGTTTAGGGGACGGTTCAAAGGACGGTTCGGGTGACACAGCGTCACCCCGTTCTTGCATAGATGTCACCCCGTCCTCGTCAGAATGACACCCCGTTGCTGCATCAGTGTCACCCCGCTTCTTACGGGATGACTTCCTGTCACCCCGCTTTTCGGGCAGGTCGGTCATCACGATGTCGTAGACGACAGGGCGCTGATCGGCGCGCTCAATATGGGCCGCAGCGATGGCCTGATTGCCCATCTTGATGATGCCCGCCGACAGCAGGTCATTGATCTTGCGCGTGACGGTGCGGCCCGTCAGGCCGGTGTATTCGGCCAGCGTGGCATTCGACGGGAAAGCGTGACGGCCATGCTTGTCGGCATGATTGGCCAGCCCTACGAGCACGAATCGCGCGCCAGAATCGGTAACGGTTTGCTGGTTCATCGCCCAGCTCATTGCTTCAACGCTCATGCTGCGGGCTCCATACCGGCCACAGCCAGTAGGTCTTGTATATGAGATTCCATCCATTCCGGGTCTTGGATAAGGCTGGGCGACTCAAGCAGGTCAAAGAGCCATCCGGACGCAATGCCATGGCGCTCGGCTACCTGGATCAGTGCAACTAGATTCTGGGAGTCGTCCCATCGCATGATCCGAGAGGCTTTTTGGATGGCGTCGATGTCTTCCAGGATGGGTCTAAGGGACGGCGGAACTCTGGCCTCTTGCATGAGCATCAGCGTCTCAGCCAGGCTTTCATGGCGCTTGTCGCTTACCGCCCTGGCGCTGCAAGCGGCTTCGCATTCTGGATTGATCCCGTACTCAGCGATGAGCTCCACCACTTCCGCGACAGATCCGCCCAGGAACCACTCGCGCGATCTTTGCTCGTAGACTTTGGAGAGCTCATCAACAAGCAGTTTTTCCAACCAGTTGGCAGCCGCGACCTTTCGGGAGACGACAGAGTTAATTCGACATGCTCCGACAACGGACATGGCTGCATCGTGGGCCTGTATGCGTGATTCAGGCCGGCTTCTAGAAAAGCCGACCTTCAGCAAGCCATTGCTGTAAGCGCAGGCGTACACATAGCCAGTTGACCCAAGGCCGACAATGCCACCGTCTTTGCCATACGAAACCGGCTGCCCATGGAAGTTGAACGGTTGGATGGATTGCATTACGCTTACCTCATCACGTTGTTGATACATGAAGCCCCGGGGTTTGGTTGGTAGCCTCCCGGGGCTTCGTCGTGTCAGTCGCCCACCACGTGTAGCGACGGCTTCATCACTCGCTGCTTGATCAGCTCGCGAGTGCCCATCAACGCCGCGATGGCGTTGTCGATGTCCTTCATTACCTCCGGTGCCGCCTCAGCGTCTTTCTCGTCCAGCACGCCGTCTTCCAGCAGGCCGGTATATGAACCCATCATCTCGCCCGTCTCGCGGCTGACAGCGCCCAGGGCGGCGAAGGCGCAGGCTGGTGTCTCACCCTGGCGAGGACGACGAACGCCCAGGAATCCATGCCGACGGGCCAGCTCGACGCGATTCTCGGTGTCGCCAAGCTCTTCGAGCGCCGCCATCCACGGCTCTTCCAGCCAGGCCGGAAACTCCACCGCGCCGCTCGCCCAGCGCTGAACGCGCTTGTTCCAGCTCATGACCGCGTGGTCGTACTCCTCGCTGACCTCGGTGAATGAGGCCAGGCAGGGCATGTCCTCGGTCTTCGCCGGGCACAGGGCGTGTGCCATGGAATTCAGCGTGCGAGCGAAGCGCTCGACCGATACGCCGCGCTGTTCCTTGAGCTGGCCGAGCGCATCGCGGAGGAGGGCGTCTCGGCTGGGATGTCTTGTGCTAGACGTGGGCATCTTCATGTCCTGTCGATAAGCTGGAATCGTGGTTAGGCGGCATGGACGGTCGCGAGGCGGGGGCAAAGCTCTTCCGCCTTGATGGCGCCGCCGGTGAGCCGCTCAACCTTGATTGCGTGAAGCTCGGAAATGCCATGCTTCGAGCCAGCCCAACCGGAAACGCTCGCCTGGCTCACGCCAAGGGCTTGAGCGGTTTGCTCTTGGGTGCCGAAGAATCGAATGAGCCGAGAAATAGGAGTTTCCATGGAACTGGCCTTGCAAAATAGGAATGCCTATATAGTAGGAACAGGAACTCCTTTTTGCAACACTATAGGCGCACCTATATCTTTCGATGACATGAGCATCGGAGATCGGGTACGCCGCGCCCGCAAGAAAGCCGGATTAACCCAGAAAGAGCTGGGGGATAAGGTTGGCCTCAAGCAGGCGACCATATCGGGCCTTGAGAAGGGGGATTCCCGCTCGAGCGCCTACCTCGTGCAGATCGCTCGCATCTGTGGCGTGAACGCCGACTGGCTCGCCACGGGCGAGGGCGATATGGAGGACAAGGTCACCGAACTCAGGCCGCGCCCCTATCTCGAAGGTAATGCAGAGCTGGTCGATCACGAGATCATCGAGGGCGACGAGCCGCTGAACCCGATGAGGTGATGCTGCCGATGTTCCGCGAGGTCGAATTCGCCGCCGGTGATGGCTGCACCCAGGTCATCGAGAACCATGGCGCCCGGGAGCGATTCAGCCTTCCGCGCCTATCCCGGGCAGGCGTTCAGCCAGAGAACGCCGCCCTGGCTGTCGCAAAGGGTGATTCGATGGTGCCCGCCATCACCGATGGGGCCACCATTGGAATCGACAAGGGGTGTCGCGGCGTCATCGACGGCAAGATATACGCCCTTGACCATGACGGCATGCTCCGCGTGAAGCGCCTCTACCGCCTACCGCTCAATCGCGTGCGCGTGGTCAGTGAGAATGATGACGAATACCCGGAGGAGGTCTACAGCCTGTCTGACCCGGACGCCCCAAGATCCTCGGCAGGGTCTTCTGGTGGGAGAACTTCGACTGATCGGCTCGCTGTGGCTCAGGAAGCCCAGGGCGTAGGGGGTAGGTGCGCCACAAATTGAGGCAAAATATAATCACAACCAAGCTCAGGGAAAGAAATGTCAATATCGGCGTTGCCCGGATCAATATCCGGGATGGGGCTAAAGTATGAAGGGAAGGCGGCGAACCAAAATATTCTAGATGCCATCGAGTACTCTAAATCCCTTGAGGGGTGCTCGCGGCTATACAGGCTCGTTGCACATTACTGCATCCATGGCGAGGTACTTGCCCCTCGAGCCCGATCCGACCTCCGCTGTTACACACTGCCTTCCCAGGCTGGATCTTACGAATCCTTACTGGTTATACTTCCAGTTCTAGCGCAGGATATTCCAGTTTTTGCCGATGTGTATAAGGCCTCGTTGGACTGGCTCATATCCAGGATCATCGGGTTCATCAAAGACAAGCTGTCGGGCCAGGGTGACATGAACGGGTTGGTTGAGCACATCACGGCACGCGCCGAAAAGGATCATGAGCTGAACACATTGCTCGCCAACGGCTTGGTTAAGGCTAATGGCGACTTGGCAGCTGCGAATCAACGACTGACTGAGACCTTGCCTTCACTTGTCGCCGGCGCCCGCCAACATATGAGCAAGGCCGTAGCGCCTGTTGGGTGCAGTTGTACCAAAATGTCGCAGTTTCATGATCTAGATCAGCCAGTTGAGGTGACTGAACCTGAGGCCTTGGCGATCCGGTCTCGAGATCAACTGGCTGCGGGGAACCCTGGCAGCTTTCTGATCAAACGGTTTCACTCCATTAGCGTCGATACTGGAGCATGTAGCATTGAGGTGGACGGGTTTGATGGCCTCCTTGCAGGGAAAGTGTCTGATATCACTCTATCTGAGCCTGGAAACCCATACACCACAGCACTAAACACACATGAGCCGCTTCATGTTCGAGCGAGGCCGGTGTTCAAAGATGGCGAGATTCACAAGCTCTTCATCACTGAACCTGAGTAAGCGCTCCGTTCAGCCCCAACCCGACCACGAGGCGGGTTTTCATATCCCACTTGCGTATCTACACTGAGAGAAGCGCCTAGGGGGTCGCCTACCTTCTCCGTGTAGACTCCACCGATCCTCTGGGCGCTTTATCTCAACATTGGGTTCTGATTACGCCTTGCCCGCCCCTCGAGGCGGGCTTTTTCATGCCTGCCAACATTAACTACACTGCAATTGGCGTTCAGGTGGCATAGCAGCCGGAAGGCACTTCCCATAGCCGCTTGTGCGCCGACTCTGCAAGGACTCCCTGCCCGCCCTCCGGGGCGGGCTTTTTATGCCCGCTTGGTTGCTACACTGCAGGGTGTTCGGGTTGTCGCCACCCTCGGAAGGCACCCTCACAGCGGCTTCCTGGACGTCTTGCTCCCACAGCACTTTGCCCGCCCGATTAGTGGCGGGCTTTTTGTGCCTGCCTGACTGATCCCGCCACCGAGCGGGATTTTTTGTGCCCTGACGATATAGGCAAATCAGTCAGATACGGCCTTCCGATAAAAAATATAGGAAATCCTGTTGACTCAATAAATAGGTATGCCTATATTTTGAACCGTCGAAGGGCAAAACGCCCACCGGAGGCTGACCGGACAACAGCCAGCGCTCTTTAAGAATTCGCGATCCCTTTCCCGCTGAGGTAGAAGCGGGCACCTGCCTTCACCGCCGGCTGCCAGTAGCAGGGTGGTGACCTACGGGGCCAGATGCAGGTAGGTGGACATGTCGATCCCGAGCGGGTCGCCATGGAAAGTGCGGTGGGAGCCGTAACTCTTTGGCGAGCGCTGGCAGCGCTGGGTGGAAGCGAGCCCACGGCGTGTCATGAGGACAGCCCCTTGCATGCGAAGCAGGGGGCGTCCGAAAGCGGGTTCAGCGAGCTCGTTTTCGGATTTCACAAGCAAGGAGCGGGAGATGGAAGGTAAGAAAGTGCTCGTAATCTGGGTCGACACCTTCGGATGCCCGCCAGGGTGGGAGTTCAAGGATGACATCGAGCCCGGCTACACGACGATTCACAGCCTGGGCGAGATCGTGGCCATCAATGAGGACTTCATCTGCATTGCGCCTCACGTCAGCCAGCCCAAAGGCGATGGATCGGTACAGCTGGCGGGGCATCTGACAATTCCCCGCCAGTCCGCGCTCAAGGTGTTGGACGTCACCGTGACGCACTACATCAACGGCCCTTTTTCTTCTTGTCAGGAGCCTGAGTGAGCGCCGACCCGGCGGCAGACTTCGCCGCCTTAGAGGCCTTCGGGTCGCGCAGGGTCTTGGAGGCGGCTTTGGCCGCTTTGCTGGAAGTCTTTTCGTTCTTAGCCATGTCATGTCCTCGGTTGCGATGAGTCTTTCAGCATAGCAATCCGGCGAGAAGGTCGCAGAGAAGGATTCCGACGCCCTGCACAGCGGGGCGTCATCCACCAGCGTCTTCACCGAGGGTGCTGATGGATGACGAAAGGAGAGCTACATATGTGTTCCGGACCAACGACATTGGGCGCAATTGACCGCCACCATGTGCATATCGGCGATTCCAGAAAGTTGATGAAGGCGGCCACTCTCGTAGCACTGGGGACAGTAGCGTTTCGATGCGGAGTACGCGTCCTTTTCGTCCTGGTGAATGTAGCACGGCACATTCCCTGGAAGGGTGCCCGGCTTGTACTGGTCAAGCTTGGCTTTCTGTCTTTCCGCCTCGGCTGCCGCCTCCTCAAGCTCCGCGATCTTGGCTTTGAGGTCGGAAACCGTATCGATTAACTCGATTCGCTCCTGGGCGAGGTCGCCGATCTTGATTTGCAGGTCGTTCACCGCTTCTTGAATGGCGGCTTCCTTGGAGGTTTTGCGGATAAACCCGATCAACTGAGTCGCTTCAGACACAAGACTCATCTTCAGTTCTCGCTACGCGATGTGTGGAAACTTAAGCGTAGCGCGAAGCGCGTCACCTGCGAAGTGGTGAGGCAGCCGGGGCAGACCGGCATCCCCCGGCGAGAACCGGTCATCGATTCCCCTGCCTGCCGCCTCCGGGCGGCTTTTTTGACCCCGAGAGGAGAGCGACATGGAACCGAATCTTCGAGAGCGGCGAGCCCGGGTCATCGAAGCCCGCCGCCAAGCCCGAGCGAAGGGCAAAGACATCAAGGGGCCCGACAAACCGATCATCGGCTGCCGCTGGACCGAGCCGAAAGACCCGGCCAACGCGGCACGGGCTGCTGATTTCTCCCGGCGCTGGCATGGCCAGGCCGAGCCACTCATCCAGATATACAGGTGACGGCATGACCAACGCCCAAATCATGGCGCTGACCGATATTCAGCGCATGGCCCTGGCCGCCCATGAGCAAACAGGCCGGCAGATTCGGCACGAGATAGAGACGTTCGCCGATGGCGGGACGTGGAGCGTGGTTGGCATATACGGCGCCGACAACACCTCTCTCTACTACTCGCGAGTCAGCATCGAGGCGGATGGATCAGAGATGCCTGAGCCAGGCAATCCAGAGTCTCCCAGCACGCTCAGCGAGCAGCGTCTGGCACTCGCCGAGTGGATCGCAGCGAACCGGAAGGAGGCAGCGGCATGAATATCGCGCACATCGGTACAGACACTATCGCTCCACGATTCCCGCATCTCCACCCGGACGCACTCGACGAGCGTGATCGCCGAGGATCAGCGATGCGGGAGTGGGTCGAGGCCTACATCACGGACTGGGCAGACGGCGATCTCTACGACACCGGTACGACCTACAGCGGCCCGCAAGAGGCGTTCATCGAGCGTTATCCATCCGCTCTGGCTGAGCTGATGCAGGCATTCCGCTCCGGCGATGACGAGCAGATACGACACGCCGGCAAGCGGGCGGGGCGGGCGATGGAGCAGATCGTCAGAGAGCAGGCCGAGAAGGCCGCATAAAGAAGCCCGCTCCTGCGGGTAACAGGAGCGGGCCGGAAAGATTCGCACCCAACGAATCATAAGAAGTATAGCTCATGGACCAAATCGCGCACAGCAGCAGGAGGCGCAATAGACGAATAGATCAACGCCGCATAAAGAAGGCCCACTCCTGCGGGTACAGGCACAGGAGCGGGCCGGGCGATCCATGGAAGTAGATCACTGAGGAGTATAGACCATGACTCAGGACACTGACCATCTGGCGCTATGGCATCAGGTGGAGAAGACACCGACGAACGTGGTGAAGCAGGCCAACGTCAACGGCCAGCAAATCACCGCGATCGACACAATGCACATGATCCGGCTGGCCACTCAGGTCTTCGGACCGATGGGCCTGGGCTGGGGGTATCAGATCGAGGAGGAGCGCTACGACCAGGGCGCCCCGATCCTCGACCCGCAAACCGGAGAGGTGAAGGCCCACGAACTGACGCACACCGTCCGCCTCCTGCTCTGGTACCGCTGGCAAGGCGAGAAAGGCGAAGTGACCCAGTTCGGTCACACCCGGGCAGTCTATCGCACGAACAAAGGATCGTGGATGACCGATGGCGAGGCGCCCAAGAAGTCGGTATCGGACGCCATGAAGAAGTGCCTGTCGCTGCTCGGCTTCGCTGCCGACATCTTTACCGGCATGTTCGACGATCAGGATTACCGGGCCGCCCGCGAGGCCGAGACCCGCATCGCCAAAGCCGAGGATGCCGACGCCGAGATTGAGCGCTACCGCCAGGAGTATCAGGACTGGCTGAGCCGTGAGTGCGACACCCTACGCAACAAGATTCCTCACCCTCGCAGCATCCAGCTTGCCGCCGAACGCATCCTCCAGCGCGTGCCGGATAAGGCCAGCATGGCCCGCGTCGATGGCGCCAAGGGCGCCGCCATGATCCAGAAGGCAGCCGAGGAGGGTATCGAGCGCGCCAGGGCAGAACGTCAACAGCAAACCGAACAGGAGGCCGAGAGCCATGGGTAATGCCGCCGAACAACTGCAAAACGCTCCGCAGCCCTACGCCGCCGAGCTGGTCGAGCTCGACAACGCCGAGCAGAAGCTGGCCGAACTCCGCGAGAAGTACGGCACCGTGCCGGACTACTCCACCAAGGAAGGCTACAAAGCCGGCAAGCAGGCCATCCAAGCGCTGACCAAGATGCGCACCGGTACTGACAAAGCACGACTGGCGATCACCAAGCCCCACCGCGATTTCATCGAAATGGTGAATCAGCGTGCGAAGGGCCTGGTCGGCGAAGTCGAGCAGTTGGAGGCGCCCCACCGGGAGGCCAAGCGCGAGGTGGACGAGGCCGAGCAGCGCGCCAAGGAGGCACGCATCGCCCAGCTGCGCGAACGCCTCGAGAATGAAGTCACCAGCTACCTCGATACCGCCGAAGGGCTCGACTCAACCGGTCTGGCTGGCCTGATCGACGAAGCCGAGGCTATCGACACCGAGGGCTATTTCGACATCACCAAGGATGCCGAGGACGAAAAGGCTCGGGTGCTGGCTACTCTGCGCGAACGGCACGCCGCTGCCCTGGAGCGTGAGCGCTTGGCCGCCGAGCGCGAGGAGATCGAGCGGGAGCGTGCGGAACTTGAGCGCCTGCGCGCAGCCCAGACTCCAGCCGAGCCCGCACAGCCCACTGAGCCGTCCAATCCCGCAGAGCCTTCTGAACCAGCCGATCTCGACGACTGGGCGGGACTGGGTAGTGCTCTGCAGGACGTGCCGGCCGCCGATCCGTTCGGCGAAGCCTTGGAGGATCTGCAGGCGGTCGCCGGACTCGATGCCAGCCAGGCCGTCGACGTGCTGTCGGCCATCCAGCGCAGCGACATCCGCCACGTCAGCCTACAGCAGTAATCCACACGGGGCCGGCAGGGCCCCGCCAGGAGATAGATCATGTGGTTCCGAAACCTACACTTGTACCGCCTGCACGACGCGCAGGCGGCGCTCGCCCTCAAGGCATTCGAGAAGGCGCTGGCCGCCCAGGCCTATCGTCCCCTCGGCGGCAACGAGGCTCGACGCATTGGCTGGTGCCCACCCGCTGGCCGGGCTGGCACCCAGCTCTGCCACGAGGCCAACGCCCAGCGGCTGCTGACGGCTGTGCGACAGGAACGCCTGCTGCCCTCCGGCGTGGTGCGCGAAGAAGTCGAGGAACGCGCCGAAGCCCTTGAGGCCGACGAAGGCCGCAAACTGCGCCGCCAGGAAAGGCTCACCCTCAAGGAACAAGTCTACGAGGAACTGCTACCCCAGGCCTTTGTGCGTAGCACAAGGATCGATCTGTGGTGGGACACCCGCCGCGGACTGATCGGCATCAACACCAGCAGCCGGAAGGGTGCCGAGGAAGTGCTCGACCTGCTGCGCGAGACGCTGGGCAGTCTGCGTGTCACTCCGCTGGCCACCAACACCCTGCCCATGCGGGCCATGACCAGTTGGCTCAGCGACCCGGGCACACGGCCCGCCGAGATGGAGATCGGCGACACGGTAGAGCTCAAAGCCAAGGGCGACGATGGCGTGATCCGAGGCCGGCAACTCGACCTGGATAGCGATGAGATCCATAGCCACCTGGAATGCGGTCGTCAGGCCAGCAAGCTCGCCTTGGGCATCGAGAGCATGATCCGGTTCGTGCTCCACGACGACCTGACCATCAAATCAATCCGGTTCGACGACGCGGTGATTGACGAGGCTGCCCAGCAGGACGATGGCGACGACCCCGTTGCTCGCCTCGAGGCTGACTTCACGATCATGACCCATGTTCTCGGCGTCACCGTCGACACCTTGCTCCAGTGGTTGGGTGGCGAAGCCCAGGCTGGTGCCGACTTCCCCTCAGCAGCATAGGAGGCCCCATGGCCCGAGGCATCAACAAGGTCATCCTGATCGGCAACGTCGGTCAGGATCCCGAGATCCGCTTCACCCAGGCCGGCACGCCAGTCGGCAACATCAACCTCGCCACCAGTGACACCTGGACCGACAAGCAGAGCGGCCAGAAGCAGGAGCGCACGGAGTGGCACCGCCTGATCGTTTTCCGCCGCCTTGCCGAGGTCGCGCAGCAGTACGTGCGCAAGGGCTCGAAAATCTACGTCGAGGGCCGCCTGCAGACTCGCAAGTGGCAAGACCAGAGCGGTCAGGATCGTTACGTCACGGAGATCATCGTCAACGATCTGCAGATGCTCGACTCCCGGCAAGGGCAGCCACAGGGCAGCGCCCAACCTCAGCAGCAGCCCTCACAGAACGGCTACTTCGATCAGCAGCGGCAGTACCAGCAACAACAGGCCGCGCCGCCGAATCCTCCTGGTGGGGACGACTTCGACGACGAGATCCCATTCGCCCCCATGCACCCGCTGATGGGCGGCTGACGCCACCAACATCCTCCTCCCGACCGTAAACCGAGGCTGCTCGCCAGGATGGGCCGGCCGGGGCGGGGTGGGCGGTACCGCGATGCGGTAGGTGTAGGCAAAGCCGGCTGGGGCACGTCACCCCCATGAATACACAGGAGAAGAACATGAGCGATAAGACCGGAATCGAGTGGACTGGTGCCACTGGCAGCTGAGTGAGCGTTTTTTTCAATTTTCCGACATCATAGGGAGCTTGGGAGCCGTTTAACACAATGTCACGATGGTCGAGGAATCGGAGGATGCAGCAAAGTAACCCAAGCGGGGCGGCATCGCTGGCGCCCCTGGCGCCGACTGACATCTTGGAAGAGGTAACAATCAGCGTGCCGCCCGGCATGGTGACAGTGCAGGGCATGGCCCGGGAAGTGCGGAGCTGGAAGCGAGACGGCCGTGGTGGTGTCTTCGGCCGGCTGGTAATGGGGAACCGAGCGCTGAAATTCCATGCGCCTTTGGAGGCCGCGCCGCAGGAAGGCGAGCCTGTCGTCATGCAGGGGCGACTCTCCGTCCGGGAGGCCGATAAATCGTCCGATACTTGGTATGGTACGCACGAAATCCGGCTTGAGGGGAAAGTGGTCGGCACTTGGCAGCCTCGCTCCGAGCCGGTGCCAATAGCCAATATAAAGCCCCGGCGGCAGCCGTTACGGCTGGACCGCTATCTAGAGCAACACGATATCGGCAGCTTGGCGGTCCTGGCCACAGACACCGCTTGCCAGGACATCCGGTCATCATTGATCCAGGCGGGCGTTCATCAACACCCTAGCTTCTTCAGGATACCGTTCGATAACGCCGATCGTTTCTTGCAAGAACTCGACGAGTTGCACCTAGAGGACGTCTCCGGACTTGTCGTCGCTCGGGGCGGTGGTGGAGGCTGGCAGCACACAGCCGACAATCCCCGGGTAGTCGAGGCCTTGATGGACCTCGAATTGCCCCTATACGCCGCATTGGGCCATGCCTCCGACATGAACCTTCTCGACCGCTTCGCCGACGATAGTTTCCATACGCCTTCCGCCTTCGGGCAGGCCGTGGGCGCCGCCTTCGAACGAATCGAAGAACAGCGTTATCTCTACGAGCGGGTCAAGGACCTCGAGGCCACGGTTGATGAGAAAGATCAAAGCCTTCAAGAGCACCACCACTACACTCAACATATCACCGAACGCCTGGCGAAAGGCGTGGCGCGGCTCGATAAGGGGCTCTATGTTCGCTGGTGGGTTCTTGCCCTGATGGTTCTCGGTGGATTGACTGCTGGGGCTTTCCTGTTCGAAGGGCTTTAACGGGATAACGGGCTCAGGAATGGCGTGCTTTGAATAGCACGCCGCATACTATTGCTCCCTGACCCGACGTTGGCCGCCCCCATCCTGTGCCACCAGGCGCCGCCAAGGCCCGTGAGAGGAAGCGGGCTCGGCGGTCGGGTCAGGCCTGATCATCCACCGGCCAAGTGAGGAAAATTCTTCTTCAGCATAGCCTCTGCATCCTTGGCGGCCTGATGGGCGTAGTGAAAGAAGATCGCAAGATCGATGCTGTCGAGATTATCCCGGCCTTCATGGATCTGGAGACATCGCTCAAGAGCTCTCTCAAGCAGGCCATTAGCCAGTACACAGTCTGCTGCATGTCTATCCTGATCCGCAGAAATCGCTCTGTGCATTTCTCGGACCTGCTCAAGCTTGGCTTTTGCTACTTGCAGGCCTTGTCCGTTGGTGTACCCAAGTGCGGGCCATGAACCATCGATCAACCGCATATTCATTCTTGCTACTCCAGCAGGAAGCTAGGCATCCACCATACATGATTCGAACGCTTCATCCAGGCCACCACTCGGTGGCCTTTTTCATGCCAGGGAGAGACGCATGACCAACCTGAACCTGTTCGGCCACGAGTTGGTGGTCGATAACTTCGCCGGCGGTGGCGGTGCCAGCGAGGGCATCGAGCAGGCCCTGGGACGGCCGGTGGATCTCGCCATCAACCATGACCCGACAGCTATCGCCGTGCATACCGCGAATCACCCGGACGCCGAGCACAGTGTCGCCGATGTGTGGGATGTCGACCCAGAACAGGCCGTCCATGGCATGCCGGTGGGACTTGCCTGGTTCTCACCCGATTGCCGCCATCACTCCAAGGCCAAGGGCGGGCGCCCGGTCAGCAAGAGTGTGCGTGGCCTGGCCTGGGTAGCTGCCCGCTGGGCGGCAAAGGTGAAACCGCGGGTGATCGCCCTGGAGAACGTCGAGGAATTCCTCGACTGGGGTCCATTGATGAAGGATACCAAGGGCCGCATCGTTCCAGACCCTGGGCGGAAGGGACAGACATTCCGGGCGTTCGTCCGCGCTCTAGGCCGCCACGGCTACCAGGTGGACTGGAAGATCTTGCGCGCCTGTGACTACGGCGCTCCGACCATCCGGCGTCGGCTTTTCCTGGCTGCTCGGCGCGACGGCCTGCCCATCGTCTGGCCCAAGCCGACGCATGCCGATCCGGCCACCCCGGCCGTTCGACGGGGCAAGCTCAAGCCCTGGACCACCGCTGCCGAGTGCATCGACTGGAGCATCCCTTGCCCCTCGATATTCGACCGGCCACGCCCGTTGGCCGACGCCACCTTGCGGCGGATCGCCAAGGGCGTGATGCGTTTCGTAGTGGAGGCCGGAGAGCCGTTCATCGTACCCATCGCCAACTACGGCAACGGATCGGAACTGGTGAATACAACTAGCGAGCCGTTGCGCACGGTCACCGCCTGGCCGAAGGGCGGCAGTTTTGCTCTGGTGGCGCCAAGTCTGGTGCAGACCGGCTACGGGGAGCGCGCCGGACAGGCGCCGCGCACCCTCGACATGCATCGTCCACTCGGCACCGTGGTCGCGGGTGGCCAGAAGCACGCCCTGGTCTCGGCCTTCCTGGCCAAGCACTACGGCGGCGTGGTCGGCACCGACCTGCGCAAGCCTCTGCCGACGATCACCGCCACCGACCATAACGCTCCGGTGGCCGTGAGCCTGCTGAACTTAAAAGGTAGCGAGCGCGGAGGCAGAGATCCGCGGCATCCCATGCCCACCGTCTGCGCTGGCGGCACTCACGCCGCGGCAGTGGCCGCCTTCCTTGTGAAGTACTACGGGCGCGGCCTCGGCCAGGAGTGCAGTGATCCGCTGCATACCATGCCCACCCGAGACCGTTTTGGCCTGGTCACTGTGACTATCGAGGGCGAGCAATACGCCATCGTCGACATCGGCATGCGCATGCTCCAGCCCCACGAGCTCGCGGCCGCCCAGGGCTTCCCTGATGGCTACCAGTTCGCCGAGGCCGGCGGTCGCGCCGTGCCCAAGTACCAGCAGGTACGTCTGATCGGCAACAGCGTCTGCCCACCGCTGGCCCGCGCCATCGTCGAGGCCAACTTCACGCACGAACGCCAGTACATGCCGGCCGACGTGGCTGCATGACACTTCACTCCCGGGCCGCCCACTGAGGCGGCCTTTCTTATCTGGAGCACCCATGATTCCACCAGTCCTGCGCTATCACGGCGGAAAGTGGAGGATGGCCGACTGGCTTCTATCGTACTTTCCTCCGAGCAGCGCCTACGACACCTACATCGAGCCTTTCGCCGGTAGTGCCAGCGTCCTGATGCGAAAGGCGCCCAGCACATTCGAGATTTACAACGACCTGGATGGCGAGGTGGTCAATGTGTTCCGCGTCCTGCGTGATCCAGGGCCGCGAGACCGACTGGCCGAACTGCTCGCTCTCACCCCGTATGCTCGCGACGAGTTCGAACTGGCCTATCAGGCTCATGACGATCCCGTTGAGCGGGCCCGCCGGACCATCTTCCGGGCCTTCGCAGGATTCGGGTCGGCAGCCGTTACCAAGGGCGAACAGGGTTTCGCGGCTTCTCTGGCTCAAGTGGCCGTGGCGTCAATCCCGCCAACTACTGGAGCCGATACCCGGCGAACCTCGCGGCGTTCGGTGAGCGCCTGAGCGGGGTTGTGATCGAGAACCGTCCGGCGCTGGACGTGATGCTCGAGCGAGACCATTCCCGCTCGCTTCATTATCTGGATCCGCCTTATCTGCACGCGACTCGAGCGATGGGCCAGGACAAGTCCACCTACCGCCACGAGCTGACCACATCCGAACACGAGCACCTATTGCAGGAATGTCGTCAGCTCGAGGGGTTCGTCGTGTTGTCAGGCTATCCCTCGGATCTCTACCGGGATGTGCTGACCGACTGGACGATGATCACCCGAGATTTCGCAGCCAGCGGCCAGAAAGGGACCGTGATCAGGACCGAGTGCATCTGGCTATCCCCTCGAGTCGTTGAGCAGCAACGCCAGCGCGACATGTTCGCCACCGCCTAAGCCTGGAGGGACGCATGACCACATCATTCAAGCCGAGCCTCGCCCCGGTCCATCCGCCGGGCTGCCGCGCCCGGCTCAATACGCGCTATCAGCTGGAGATGCTGCGCTGGCGGCTGCCTATGCCGTTCACGATGCCGGATCTGAGTCGCTGCATTGCAAGCCGAGGCGGTCGAGCCGAGCGTCACGCGGCCACCCTGGCCGAGGCGACGATTCGAGATTGGCTGCGCAAGGGATACATCACGGGAGCCGGTCAGATCGGAGGTCTCCCGAGCTACAGGAGGACATCATGAGCATCGACCCCGAACAACTGCTGAAGCTGGCCAAAGATCGCCACGGCCCCGCCGGCGTCACCCTGGGCTGGCCCACTGTGATGCAGATCGTGGAGGGGCTGCGGGAGCGCAATCGTCTAGCAATCGATGTGGGGCGCCTTCGCGCTGTGGCCGAAAACATGGACCACTTCAACGACGGTGACGACCTGGCTGAAGCAGAGGCGGCGCTATCGGATTCCGGCGATACGCTGGACGAAGCGTTTTCTCGGCGGGATGCCGCTATCAAAGCTGAGGCGCTGGCCGATGCCTGCCGACACATTCGACATGAGATGTTGAGCGGATGCCAGGTTCTCACCTACCTCGCACGGCAGGCCGAGAAGTATCACCGCCAATCCGAGGAGGCCCCATGCTCATCTACATCGCCATCGGCATCCCCATCGGCGTCGTGCTGACGCTGGGAGCGGAGTGGGCGCTGTTCGCAGCAGGCGCCCGGAAGATGAATAGCAGAGGGAGGAGGAGTGATGGACGCCAAGCAGGACCATGAGCGAATGTGCGCCGCCTTCGATGAGTGGGTTAAGGACGAGAACACGCACTGGCTCAGCGAACACGATGCCGCCTACCAGGGATTCATGGCGGCATGGGAGATGCGTTCGGATGAGATGGCGGGCCTACGCGAAACCGCCCGCCTGGCAGAGCGCTTCGCCCGGGCCAAGGGTCGATACCATAGCGAGCATTCCTCGTGCGATCTCATGGAGCGCTTTGGTGTTCCGTGCGTGAGGCCGGGTGATGAGCCGGAGATGGTCAAGTGCGCTTGCGGCGATACGTACCCGCCGGACAGCTACGGCGCCGGCTTCATGGCCGCCAATGGCGGGGTCTGCGAGAACTGCGACATGATGAATGGAGGTGGCAATGGCTAGCGTGAAGCTGATCGCGAACTACGTGGCCGTGGCGCTATCTTGTGTCGCGGCCTTTTTGTTCATGGGCGGTTACGGGGTATGGGATTGGACGCTACTGATCGGTACATTTGCCGTGATGAAGTTGGCCGGATGGAGTGACTGGCCCTGGGGGCAAGGATGAGGGTGATTCAACAAGCAGCACTGAGCATAGCCGCCGCGGTCTTGGCGTGGGCGATCTTCGGGTTCATTGCTTGGCAATGGGATGCCTCTGAGTGGGCAGGATTTACAAGAGCGCTGGCGGCTGGATTCTGGATAGTCAGTACGATTCTGATTGTGAATGGGTCGAGGTGGCCATGACTGATCTGATAACTCGCGCAGCGATCTACAGCCGAGCCGCGCACCAAGCTGTGGGGCAGCGCCGCAAGTACACCGACGAGCCTTATCACCTACATCCGGCCGCGGTAGCCACGACGGTGGAAAGTGTTGGTGGAACCACGGCCATGATCGCAGCAGCTTATCTCCACGATGTCGTGGAAGACACGCATGTCACGTTCAGAGCTCTTGTGCACGAATTTGGCCCGGCGGTGGCCGACTACGTCTACGAACTGACGGATCAGTTCACCGATCCTGCCCAAGGCAACCGGGCACACCGCAAAGCAATGGAGCGCGATCGGTTGGTCCGGATCAGCCCTGAAGCTCAGACCATCAAGTTGGCCGACTTGATCGACAACACGATGAGCATTGTGGAGCGCGATCCTGACTTTGCCAGGGTCTACATGGCGGAGAAACGGGAGTTGCTGAGAGTGATGCGGGCTGGTAACGAACACTTGCTCCGGATAGCTGACGCATCCGTCGCTACCTACTACGGGAGGCGTGATGCAGAAGCCTCGGATGCGTGAGCAGCGCAGCGATACCCGATAACAGCCGCCACCAGGGCGGCTTGTTAATTTTTACCGACCTACAGTAGGGCACCATAAATTGACACGGTGCCACCACAGCCGCCCAAGAGGCGGTTTTCTTTTGGATTGGAGGTGGGGATGGAGAAGGTACTTCTCACTTACCACGAGGCGGCGGAGGTGCTGGGCGTGACGCACTGGACGGTTCGAGCCTGGGTTCGCCAGGGGCGACTCGTTGCCCGTGGGTCAGGCAAGGGCCGGCGTGTCACCGTCGGCAGCATCCGCCGCATGGGAGGTCTTGACGCCGAGGCACCAGAAGACGACGCTCACATGGCGCCCGGCGTGCAGAGAAAGGAGACTGCATGCCACACAAGAGAAAAGGCTCGCCGTACTGGTGGGCATCGTTCGTTGAGCGCGGCAAGCGAATTAGACGATCTACTGGAACGCCCGACCTGAACGAGGCCAAGGCGCTGGAAGCGAAATGGCGGGCTCAGGCGTACCGGGAGCAGCATTGGGAGGTGAAGCCACCCAGGACGTTCGAGGAGGTGATGCTGGAGTATCTGAGGGATTCGGCTCACCTCCGCAGCATCGAGACACTCAAGATGCAGACGACCATCCTGCGGCGATTCTTCGGCGGCCGAGACGTCGGCGAGCTGACCGGGCAGGACATTAAGTCCTATACCCGGTGGCGTCGTGAAGCCGGCAGAGCCAATGCCACGATCAACCGAGAGCTGGCCGCGCTCTCGTCAGCGATCAATCACTGCAACAAGGAGTGGGAGTGGGGCCTGCCCAATCCCGTGAAAGGGCGGATGCTCAAGGAGCCGCACCACCGCGAACGCTACCTGACTAGGGCAGAGGTGGGGCGGCTGGTTACGGAAGCAAGGAAGCTGCGGCATGGCGATCTGCTGGCCGATTTCATCGAGTTGGCCGTGCATACCGGATGCCGACGCGGGAGCTGCTGGGACTGGAGTGGCCCAGGGTGACGCTCGAGCGAGGTCGGGAGGCGATCACGCTCAACTCTCGGCACACCAAGTCCGGCAAGCCCCGGCAGGTGCCGCTCAACGCAACCGCCGCCGGCGCCATCCGGCGACGGGCCGCGTGGCGAGCGAACCATGCGCCAGACACACCTTGGGTATTCGCCCGTCAGGACGGCGCCCAGGTGAAGTCGATTCGTAACGGATTCGAGAAAGCCGCCAAGCAGGCAGGGCTCGATGACTTGCGGATCCACGACCTGCGACACACCGCTGCATCATGGCTGGTGACGGATGGTGTGCCGCTGGAAGTGGTGAAGGAACTGCTCGGGCATTCTAGCATCACGATGACCGAGCGTTATGCTCACCTGGCGCCGCATCGAGTGCGAGAAGCCGTTGACAGGCTGAGTCACAATCGAGTCACAGAGCAAAATCAAGTGCCTCGACTGGATGACGCCAGAAGGGAGAAAACCCTTTAA